CAGTGGATTGCCGTTCGGCGACGCGAGGACAAGCACGTCGTCGCTGAGCGGTTCGGATTGGACGTTGCCTCTCTTAAGGGGCATTTCCAGTCGATGAATTCCCAGACCACCGAGCAGGCAAGGCAGGAGGCGAAACAGAATCGCGGGGGCGACTCCTGGGACATCGTGGAGTACTGGGAGATCTACTCGAAGCAGGGGTTCGGGGATCGCCTGAAGCCCTTGGCCGACCGGGAAAAGACTGAGATCGATACGTCGGTGCTGGGCCAGTTCTGCCGAATCATCGTGTCGAAGGGCATCAACTTCCCGCTCAATCTGCCGCCGGAATCGATGACCGAGGCGGTGGACGAGCAGGAGATCCTCGAGCGAACCGGCTGGCCAATCCCGTTCTATCAGGACGGTGGATGGCCGTACTCGCGACTGAGTTTCTACGAGGACCCCAACTCTGTTTGGCCGATCAGCATCGCCAAGAACGGTATCGGCTACCTGAAGTTCATGAACTGGGTCTTGAGCCTGCTGGCCAACAAGATCGCGATCAACTGCCGCGACATCATGGCGGTACAGAAGTCCGCCGCAAAGTCCCTTGAAGAGCAGCTCGAAAAGAAGCACTTCGGACCGTACATCGCTCTCCTGTTGGAGAAGGTCCACGGCGAAAAGATCGACGACGTTGTGAGTTTTGTGAAGACTCCCGACGTCAAAATCGACATCTGGAAAATGTTCACGGAGGCGGGCCAGCTCTTCGACAAAGCGACAGGACTGACGGAACTGGCCTACGGCATCTCCAACCTGGGGATTCGTTCGGCGTCCGAGTTCGAGGGTCGCAAGGAACAGGTCAACGTCCGCCCGGACGACATGGCCGCTTCCACTGAGGACTGGTTCGAAGAGAGCGTCACGAAGGAAATGCAGGCAGCCGCCGGCGAGTGCGGCTACCGCGATTTCTTCCCAGTAGTTGGCGAGGAAGGGGCTCTCTACCTGCTGCAGTACTTCGCCGAGCCGGGAGCCCAGGAAGCTGTGATCCGGGACTTCTCATTCCGGATTGTCGCGGGCAGCAGTCGCAAACCAAACAAGGAAGCGCGGAAGCAGGAACTGTCGCAGGTCGCCACGATCGTGGCACCGGTCGCCCAGCAGCTCGTGATGATGGGTCAGTCTGGACCGTGGAACCAGATGATGACCGATCTTTGCGAGGCTCACGACCTCGACCCACAAGGGTACATCGTGCCGGATATTCCACCGCCGGTGGAGGGCCAGGCTGGCGAGGGTGCCGAGGATCCGGCTGTGCTCGAAGCGGACCTCGCTCGTCAGGACGCCGAGCACGCCCAAGAAATGCAGCAGTCGGACGACAACCATCAGCAGGAGATGGCCCAGTCGGAAGACGAGCACCAGCTCAAGATGGCTCAACTGCAGGAACAGATGGCGGTCAAATCCGCGACGGCCCGGATCGGAATTCAGGCACAGTCCGACAAAGCCAAGGTACAGGTCCAGACTGCGAAGCAAACGGCCGCGGCCAAGAAGCAGGCCGCCAAGAAGCCCGCCGCTGGATCATCCAAGAAGCCCAGCAAGCAGAAGCCCAAGAAGAAGTGATCGAGATGACTCAGCGCGAGAAGATCCTCGAAGGGGAAGTCCGCCGGTGGCCGAAGCCGCTGCAGGTGGTCTATCAGCGTTTGCGAGAGAAGGGAAATTCGATCCCGCTCGCTCACATGCTGGCGTCGCGGCGCGGCCCGTTCATGAAGAATTCGAACGACACATTCAATGCGTCGCAGCACGCATCGATGACGCGCGAGATGACGGAAGAGCACCGCGACAGCATCGTTGCCATCGCCCAGAAAGCCGGCATCAGCACGCACGGGAAAACCTACTTCGGCCAACTCGGAACGTACGACGATCCGATGGCCTGGGTGTCCAACGCCGACGACTGCATTGCGAAGCTCAAGCACAAGGGCGCGGACGCCGACGGTCTGCTGCACGTGCGAGGGAAGCGGAAAGACAAGGAACCGCCGAAGACGGTCCGGCTCGCCCCGAAGCTGGTCAAGGAAATGATGCGGCGGGAACTGACCGTCGACCCGAAACTCCGCGAGAAGTACCAGAAGGGAAAGATCAAGAAGTCCGCGCTGAAGGAGCGGGTGATCGAGAAGTACGGGCAGCCGGCTGATCGGTGACCAATCGGCGGATAGCCGTCGCGGCCAGATCGTTCATCGACTGGCCCGACGCGGCAGAGAGTTCCTGCAGGCGGTGATGCAGATCGTAGTCGAGGCGCACGAGGAGCGGCTTACGGGAATCGGCCATGATTCGGACCTTTCAAGACCTCGTTGACCAGCTCACCGACCTCGTGCAATTCCAGCCGGGGACGCGGGGCAGTCGTCACGCGCGTCGGGCGGTTCAAGAAGCCTATGCCGAGATTACGCGGATCGGCAACTTCTCGCGGTACGACAAGCAGGCCCAATTCGTCGTTCCCGACGAGTACATCACGGGCACGGTCGCGTATAGCAATGCGACGCAGCTTGTCACGCTGAGCGGTGGAACCTGGCCGACGGACGTCGAGTACAAGCGGCTGGTGATCTCCACGATTGCTCACCGAGTACTCGAGCGACAAAGCGACACGGTGATCAAGCTGGGCCCGGCGGACAACCCGGGCGCCGACGTCACCGCTGGAACATCCTTTCGGCTGATCACCGACACGTTCCGACTCCCCGAAGATTTCCGGATCGCCCTGCAGGTGGTCGACGCCGGATCACAGCAACTCCTTTCGCTCTCGCAGGATCAGTCGCGATCGCAGTACCGGTTTCTCGCCGGCGAGGCCCTGGCATCGACGCCGGACCAAGCGGTGATCTCGTCGTCGATGGGACAACGGGCGGTCATGACGATCGTTCCGCCGCCGGCGGCGGGAACTGTTCTGGCCATGCTCTACAAGGGCAACGCGAGGCCGCTGAACATTGAGTGCTTCGACATCGGAACTGTCACGCTGGTCAGTGGTTCGACGATTGCCACGTTTAACAATCTCACGGACAGCGGCGCGATTCTGCCCGCGGACTGCGCGGGAGCCACGATTCGAGTGGCGGCTGGGCAGCGATCGCCGACCAACATCGTCGGCCGCGAAGTCGGCGGAAAAGACGTCAATATCCCGATCGCGTTCGAGACGACCATCGCGGAACGGCTGACCGACGCGACCGCCCGCCTGGATGATCCACCGGGGGCGAACTTCACCGCTTGCGGTTACGTGATCAGCGACCCGCTCGATATCGATCACAGCATCATGCTGCAGCCGCTCTGCCGGCTCGCGGAGGCTGCTTTCCTGGGCTTGATGTTCAACGGTTCGAAAGAGGGATTGGCTCGGCTGCAGATCGCACGAGCGACGGCGGTTGACGCTCTGCGGGCCGCGATGGAGTACGACTACAAGGTGATTTCCAGCGACGGCGGGAATGGTCCGTCTCCGCTGTGGATGCGTCCGGTGGTTACGGCAACATGAACTACGAGGCGACAAAGGACGACGCGCCAGACTGGCAGATGATGGTGTGCTTCTATCGCACCATCCTCGCCCTGAATCTCTCCGCGCGCCCTGACGATCAGGTTCGTCCGATCGCCCAAGAAAACATCATCCTCCGCAAGATCGCGGACGCCGATGACAGCGGCCAGTTCGCCAGCGAACAGTTCCCGGCGATCATCGTCACCCTGCAGTCCGTAACGTCGGACCCCAACGAAGGCAGCAACGATGAAGTCCAGAACGACTATCTGTTCCTGATCCAGATCGTCGACGCGGATCAGTCGGACAAGCTGCGCGGACTGCGGACGTATCTCAACTGGCAGAACCAGATTGCCCGCCGGCTGAACGATCCAAATCTCCAGGCGATCGACATGGAGACGACCGGGGTCAATTACGAATTCAAGCACGTGTTCCAGGTCAACTCGCCGGACCGGAAGACGTGGGTGCTCGACAAGAACTTCCAGCTTGGCGTGGCTGTGCGCTGCACCGTCCGCGAGGGCTACCTGACGGGAGATGATCAATGAGCCTGGGAGCCATTCGAAAGATCGCATTTGGCGGGCAGCAGATGCGTTTCCTGCGTGCCGCGAATGCCAGTTCCAACCCCGGCCTGATCGATCTTTCTCAGGACACAATCCGGGGAGACTTTCAGCCGCACGAAGACGACTTTATCGACGACGTTCGAAAGCATCGCTTCCAGATCCTGATGCAGCCGAACCCAAAAGAAATCGGGGTCATGCTGCCGAAGATCGGATTCGTCACGGGGACGCCATGGACGCCCCAGCCGCTGCTCGACGGCATGGAGTTCCAGCTTGACGTGGACCTCGGCGCCCGGGTGGTTCGGTACGCGTCTGCGATTATCGACAAATGCGTGATCGAGGGATCGCGAGGCGGCGCTCCGCCGACGTGGAACATGACCGTTCTGGCCAAGGCGGAAACCGACCTGGCAAACTGGGCGGCCGCGAGCGCCACGGCGATCCAGTCGGGGCGTCCGTATGCGTTCCAGCAGACCGCGATCCAGCTTCAGGGGAGCACACGCAGCTATCTGCGCCACGTGCTGGCGTTCGACTTTCACACGAATGCGGAGTGGTACAACTCCGCGACCGCGACCGAACTGGAACCGCAGAGTTGGGACGTCACGCTCGTCGCTGCAGTGCGATACAACTCGACGAACGAAACGCTCTACTCCGGACCCCGCGACAGTGGCACTCGCGCTTCCGGCTACCTGGACTTCACGGCAACCAACGTCAATACCCGGTTCAACTTCACTCAGTTGATTCCACGGAACAAGACGCCGGACATCCTGCGTCGCAACGAGACGGTGAAGCACGGCGTCATGTACAAGGTCGCCCGCACGGCCGCCGTCTCGAACCTGATGACGGTGACTCACGACGACACACCGTAAGGTCCTATGGTCTCGGTCCAGTCAGTTCCGGATGGCTACAACGAAGCCCTGGCCGTTGCCGGGACAACCGTTGAGTTTCGGCCATTGCTCTCGCGCGAGAGACAGTTGCTCGTCGCCCGACTTCGCGATCTGTCTCCGAACGACGCCAGCCGGTACCTGAAGGATACAGCTCGGTCTCGAGTAGTTTGGGGCGAGATCCGGTTCGATGAGCTCGATCCCATCCAGGCCCGAGCAGTGATCGCCAAGATCGCCGCAAAGTCCGGCGTGAAAGAGGCGGCCGACGTCGCGAACCTACACGCCGGCGTACAAATCGAACTGAAGTACCCGCACTTGTCGAAAACCACGTGCGATTACTGCAAGGCGTGGTGGTACGACCCGATGACCGGAGTGACGACCGAGCAGGACGGGTGTGCGCTTCAACGGGAACCGGAATCGGAACTGCTGTGCGTGATCGATCGCTGCCCGCGCGGTACGCCCGAGAAGCCGAATGTTCTCTCCGGAAAGAATCGTTGGGCGTGGCTGCACTTTCAGGAGTGTGAAGCGGTCAACGAGTGGCCGGACGATCCAATCGTGCGGCGGAATGCCCGCGTGATCCGGGACGCGATCCAGAAAGCAGGACATGGACCAAGGCCCTCAAAACGCATCGCCGCGATTTCCAGGTGACATCGACGTCGGCGCCGTTCTGCAGGACCTGATGGCCGCAGACCGAGGAGCCGAACTTGGCGTCTCACTCCCCGCGATCGATCCGAATCAGTCACCCCCACCGGAACACACGGAAGGGGCGAGTGACGACGCAGCCACCGGAGATTCGCAGACTCCCGAGGATCCCGTTGACGATGGGACACTGGCGGACGTACCGCAGGCGCCGGAAATGGATACTCCAGCGGGGGGTGTCGATGACCGGCCGGGGCTCGAGGATGCGGAGGTAGAACCGCCCCGCCTGGAATATCCCGAGGACGGCGACACCCCGTCGGCGACGCAGAACGATTCACCATTCGAGGAAGAGACGCCACCCCCCCTTGGATCACTCGAGGACCTGCCCCCTGCTGTGGATCGTCAGCCACAGGGCGAGGGGCCAGTAGATGACTTCGGCACCGACCGAAATCCACCGGCGGTGGACAATCCTGATCTCCTGGAGGACTATTCACGCGATTCGGAGTTCCCCAACTCTCCTGACGAGGAGCAACCCGACGATTTTCTGGAAGTCAATGTTGAGCATGGCGATCCGGAAACGTGGCAGCTTCCAGAGGACCAGAGACGGGTGACCAACGAGATGTTGATGGACGATTTTCAGTTGGACTCGAACACCGTCCTTGGCGGACAAGCGCCGCTGAATGACCGCGGTGGAGGGGCCTACTGATGAAACTCAAAATCGGAACTTTCGAGTTTCAGGCCAATCGGACCTGGCTGACGTGGCGGTACACGCCGGTCTTCTCGAATGTCGGTCGTCGAATGCAGACCAACATTGTCGCCAGCTTTGGCGGCAGCGTTTCCGGAGCCAATCTCGCCGCGCTCGAAACCATCATCGAGAACACGCAGAACGCGGCCCAGACCATGAATCTGGATTTCGGTCTTTTCCAGAATGACGGTACGACTCCAACCAAACACGTTTTGCTGACCGCCAACACCATCAATGGGACGCGGTTCGAACTTGAATGGGTCAAGGGCCAAGTCTTGGCCGCGGGCGGTAACGGAGCGCAGTACGTCAACCGCCGCTCGTTCGTTGGTCGAATGTTCGCCGAAGTCGCTGCAAACGAAAAGGAAATCATCGACTGGCACGAGGACATGCGCCAGATCGGCACGGGTGGCATCGAGAAGGCCCTTAAGGAGTCACTTACCGGCGCGCCGGAGAAGCAAGAAGTTCAGCAGCAGACCGGCGTGATCCTAATTCAAGAAGGATATGCCGTTGGTTGGTCGGCATACCCATCGTTTCCGGCGCCGAACAGCGCGCCAGATCTGCGAGTGAAGCTCGTTGTTCAAGAGAAGGGAACACCGAAGTTCGGTCGGAATCTCAGTACTCGGTATCCGATCCGCTGGCGGTACTACCACGAGCTTGTGACTGCACCTGGCTCTGTTCCCACGCCCACAGCCCTGCCTTAATCGATGGCCGGAGTTTCGTTCACCTATCCGAGTCTCGTTGCCGGGCGATCGCTCCGGTATGTCTGCACGCGCGGGGTATTTCCTGATGCGATCATCATGGAGATCATTCCCCAGGCAACGCTCCTGCCGGCAAATGGTGACGTCGCAATTATCGACGACGGGCTGACGGTCACGCTACGGGATTGCCGACTCGACTCGAGCTCAATTCGCTACGACAGTACCGGGCAGATCACCTATGCCCGGTTGTGGGATCGCCGTTGGTGGTGGCGCTACGGCAAGATCAATGGCTGCTACAACGTCCGCCGACCGGATGGCTCGATTGATCCGGCGACGACAGCCGATTTGCGTTCATTGGCCACGCTCTGCCTCAATGCGGCAGGTGAAACTGGATTTGACGTCTCCGCCGTCAGCAACACGCTGTTTCCGTTTGTCGACTGGCTCTACGACAACCCGATGCAGGAGTTGGAGAAACTCCTGCACTTTTTCGGCTATGAAGTCTGCTGGAACCCGGTTCCGAACACGGTCACCATCGAGGTGGCCAATTCTGGCAGCACTCTCCCCGGCGGCACTGACGTTGAGACTGCAACCTACTCGGTCAGCACCGGCGAGCGGCCAAGTTCGATCGTCGTGGCTGGGGCTCCGGTCACGTTCCAGAGCAAGCTGAAGCTGGAAGCGGTGGGACTCGACACGGACGGATCGATCGTTCCGATCAACTCGCTCAGCTACACGCCCGCGGACGGTTGGACTTACCAGCTTGGAACGCAGTTCGAGGATGTTGCAGATCAATTTGACGAAGCCTCGCGGCAGTGTGCGCTCGAGTCGGTGTTCCGCTGGTATCGCGTTGTCTCACAGGCGGATGGATCGCAGGACGTCCCGGGCTATGCGTTCGCCCTGAGCGACATCACTCAACTGCTGCCGATTCGACCATGGATCAATGACGTTGAGACGGGACTTGTGAAGCAGAAGTATGCAAAAGCGTTCGTCCAGGGCATCTACTTGCCACCCGGCGGCGATCCCGATGCAGTGGCCAATACCGCGGAAACCCAACTTCTCGATCTCAAATTCTCGATGCGCGGCCAGCTCGGGCTGGTGATCTTTCCGCAGCAGATTGTGAAGCTCGACGGGGCGGGAGGCATCGAGGCGGCCACGCTCTATCTGACGTGCAGTTATCAGGTGACCGAGACTGCAACGAACCAGCCAGTGCGTTTTGAGCGAACCACGGCGCTCATTGGCGCACCGGCAAACTCAGGGCCATATCCCTACGTCAATGAGGATTTTCGGCTCGTCTTTGCAGGCCGGTATGCGAATCCATCTGATGTCACTGACCTAACGAGCACGGACAGCAATGCGGCAGCCGTGCAGGCGGATGCGGATGCTGCGGCCGCGCTAATCGGGACGCAGTTCGGTGATGTCACGGGAACGGTTGGAACCTATCGCTACCTCAAGGACATTCGGCTCGGCGGAAAGATCTGGCAGGTCGGCTGGAACGTCCGGATGCGAACGCCGAGCAACGTCGGTGGTAGCAACACGATCGGCGGCCAGCAGATTGAATTTGAAGGCGGAGTTCTGAGGGGCCGGGAGCGGCGCCGGATCATTCAGTCTCTATTCCGAGAACGACACCAGCGACGATCGCTTGAGCGGACGAGTGACTACGAGGAGCGATCGTATGTCCGGTAATTGGAAGTCGTTTCTGAATATCTCTGGGGAGATCGTCCCGGCGTACGGTGTCATCGAAATTGACGGTGCCGACACCGTGGCCGGTCGCGCCGTTCTACGAGGCACAAAGCCCACTGCCGCGCCTGCAGAAACAGACCGGTTCAACAAATTTCGATTCAATGGTCCAGCAGCGGTTCCGGTAGGCGCAGTGGGACGCTGCATTGCTCCGTACGATGAGGAGTGGGGCAAGTACGGCAGCGGCACTCCGGTCGCCAATGCGAAGTGGGGGCCAGCGGCAGGCTCGTGGGATCTGACGCTCGGGAACAATGGGTTCCGTGTGGCAAACGGGTCTGGGGGGCGAGTCCTTGCCCTGTACGACTCGATCGACGTTGACTCGACCGGCGACGAAGGGACGGCCTGCGACTGCGGCACCTGCTACGACCGGGACCTGCTGAACATCGAGCACCCATCAGGCGACTTCCTGATGATGGAGTTCTACACGTTCAACGGCCGGATTCTGGCTTGGGATCCGGCCGAGGAAAAGTTCATCTCCGACACTTGGAGTGACGACTGCGACGACTACGACACCCGGGACTTCCGCTACGAGAGCGAGATCACCGGGCAAGAGGCCGACGAGGTGCTGATCCACCTTGTCGATGTCACGAATCCCGGCTCGCCGATCATCATGGAAACGTGGTGGAACCGGGTGATGTTCTGGGAGCCGGAATGCGGCATCCAGTTGCAACTGAAGCGGATCACGGCAGACGGCAAAAACTGCGAGGACCTGCCAACGCCGAAGTGCCTGTGCTTGGAACCGTCGCCGGGGAGTGATGATTGCGTTTGCGCAGGGCAGTCGTATGCCATCCGGGTCGAGATCACTGGACTGGACGACGGAACCCAGAGCGACTGCACCATTTCCACAGGCGTCCCGGCCAGCATCTGCTCGAACCTGGATGGCGTGTACATCTTCACGTCGGACGATGCGCTCGTTGGGTATCACAGCGAAATCTGTGTCACCAGCACCTGCTTCACGATCAACGAGTGCTGCGGCTACAAGAAGGAATTCCCATTTCCCTACTTGGATGACCAATACCCGGACCTTGCGCTGCAGACAGCGTCCGGCCTCATCACGCTTCGAGTCCAAGGGAACATCTCCGGACCAGGAATCGGCATTCTGGAGGTTTTCATTGGAGTTCGCCCATACAACGACCTTAGCCCGTTTTTAGTGACCTGCACCGGCGAGGGCTCTGTTGCAGGCACTGGAACATGCTGGCAGCGCCGCTACTTGCTGAACATACCCACTGACGACCTTGAAGGATTTTGCAATGGCATGGAGTTCACTGTCCCTTCTGTAGCCGTCAGCTCATTTCCAAACCCCGACAAAGAGTGCATCGGCGGCACATGCAAAGTGAAGATCATTCCGCTCTAAAACTGCCAGTCTGTGCCTTCCGCGGGGCCATCTTGTCCGGCGGGAGGTGCTTCTGCAGGCATCCAGCGGTGGCTCGCAAGAAGCCCGTGCCCCTGTCGTGGTGCCGCAAGGGGCCCACAGGACACCCGGGGACACCATGCCCATTCTCCGCCGAGGCATTGGGGTATCCGGTCGAACCGGAACTGCCCTGCCTCAACTTCGACAGCAAGATCACGCGAGAGGTGCAGTGCGGGACGTGTGCCAGCAGCAGCGTTCCAGTACATGCGTGCGACGCATTCGGGGAATGCGTCATCTTCACTCAGCAGAGGGATGGGGTTCGAAAGAAAACCGGGGAAACCATCGCCTGTTGCGAGGGTGACAAAGGCCAGCCATGTGCCGCTTTTCGAAGACCTCTACCGGCAGTGGCACCGCTACCGTTTCCGTCGCCCAATGACCGATTGCTGTGCGTCATCCCGTTCTGCCCGGATGACGCTGATGCGGCCCTCGATCTTGTGCGGTGGGTGGGTGAGTTGGGCGGCAGCAAGGAGCACGACTGCGTGCTGATGGCTGCCGTGCAGGTTGCCGACGAAGTGATCGGCCCCATCGTCGAAGCGGCACTGCTGGCATTCCGTGATGTTGTCGTGCAGAAAACCCCGTACATGCTGCGGAATGAGAAGTGGCCCATCGGCCCCAACTGGATGTTTCAGGTCACACTACTGGCGCTGCGCGATGATCCACGCCCGTTCTTCTGGCTCGAACCAGACTGCTTCCCGCTCAAACCTGGCTGGCTGGATGCGATTGAGGAGGAGTACCGGACCTCTGGCAAGCCGTTCATGGGACGGATTCAGGCCCAGCAGGGTCGCAGCGATTCTCCGCACTGGTGCCCGGAACACCTGACTGGCTGTGCTGTGTATCCGCCGGGCGCCGACAATCTGCTGCTCGAGTACACTTCCCGGTCAGCACCGTGGGATCCGATGCTTCCGTGGGCCTGGGACGTCGCCTGCCACGAGGTCGCTGTGCCGAACACCCACGACACCAATCTGCAGTATCACGCCTGGGGGCGCGAGGGCCTGCCGCCAACGTACGTCGAGGCCGTCACCGACCAATCGCCACGGCATGTGATTGCGATGTCAGCGATCCCGGAGTCTGCTGTTTTGGGGCATCGCTGCAAGGATGGGTCTGCAATCGCCTGCCTGCGAAAGCGACTGGAGGTGCCAGCGTGATCGCCTACTGCTACTACCAGCCGTGCCGCGATTTCCAGTTCCACGACGAGATGGCCGTTTGGGATTTGTGCCGGCAGTCGTGGGAGCGGAATGGGTGGACCATCTACATCCTCGGACTGGAGCACGCCTTCAGTCACCCTGTGGCGCCGAAGCTGTTTGAGGCGTTCGCCAAGCGGCCTACCGTCTGCCCATGGTCCTACACGATGGCCTGCTATTTCCGGTGGCTGGCCTTGGCAGAGGAGATGGCCAAACATCGGGGGCCAGCGGTGATGCTCGACTACGACGTCATCAACATGAGCCTGACGCCGGCAGACGTGGCCAGGTTGTATTACCGCTCGACGGTCATGCACCCCGGGCGGAACCCCAGCACGGTGTATGTCTACGACTGCGAGGATGCCGAGCGGATCATCGACATGCTCCAGCAGCACGCCGATCCGGAAACCGAGCACGGCAAACCGCACGTCAACGACAACGTGTGCTTCCGCCAGCACTGGTGGGGCGATGAGGACGCGGAGATCGCCGCCCCATACGGGGAACTGCGAGGCAGGGAGCGACTGATACACTTCGCCAACCGGACAATCCCGGCTGGTCAATCCAAAATCGCAGCGATCCAGCAGTGGATCGAGAACCACAAGCCATCATAATGCGCCCAAGAATTCAGTTCGCCGTGTTTCTGACGTTCGCGCTCTTGATCGCGGGAGTCGTCGGCGCCGTGCTCCACCTGCTGGGGGTCATCGAACTCCCGGATCACTCTGCGGGCGGAAACAGAAAGAATGAGACAGGGCCCAAGAAGATGGTGATGCGCCAGAGTCCTGGCTTTCCGGCCATGAATGCGGCCACCAGTCCCAGCAGTGCCCAGACGATTCCGAAGACGTAGGCGAGCGTTTCCACGTGCAGCCCTCTTGGATGAACGCCGAAAGCCTACTCAGGGGACCGGCATGCGACAAGAAGAATCGAGAAACCTGCGGTGGCAACGGGGCTTGACAAGCCGCTAGGATAGTCCACTCAGAGTGGACTCACTCTTCCGGAGCGGTGCCATGGCGAACATGAACATGCAGTACGACCCGCGGCGGCCACGGATGCTGACCCCTCGGGTGATGGCTCCGCAGAACTCGGTGCGGTCTGCGATGGCAGGCGGTGGGATGATCCAGACGGGCTCTCCGCCGCGAGGGTCACTGCGTATGCGAGTTGGGCAACAGCTTCCGGTTGCCCCGCAGATTAGCGGAATGCCGTCTCCGCCTCCCGTTCAGGCGGTTCACAAATACTGGACGGGTGGAAACCAGGTTGGCGGCCATCCGGTCGGTGCAGGCGTCGACGACTCCGCGGGCTGGGGCGCTGCGGCCCAGGCTGTTCGCCAGCGCCGAATGCAGGGCATGGCGGGCCTGATGTCCGTCCCGTACACGAACGACTACAGCCAGCCGGTGACGTCGCCGCCGACGCCTCGGGCTCCGCAGGCGCCGCCGTACCAGAACATGGTTCCGCAGCAACCGCGGGGGCCGATCATGCCGCCTTCGTACTACCTGAACGAAGGACAGGGCCCGGGTCAGGCACAGGAACCCATGCCCGCGCGGCCCACTCCGGCCCCGTACGTTGCCCCTTCGCAATATTCGCCCCCGGTGGGCTATCCGCACCCGTCCGGCCGGATGACTGATCCGATGGTCGAGAAGTACGTCGCAACCGCAGGCAACCGTTACGGCACGCCCAGCGGCACCGGCGGGTATCAGGATTACGGCATTCCGATCAGTTCGCAGCCGACCACTCGTGATCGCGCGCTCGGTGCAGAGGCATTGCGATTGGCTCGCGGCCAAGATTCGCGGATGACCAGCAATTTCAGCGGGCGTGAAAGCGGTCTGCGTCAACTCGCGCAGCAGTCGCTGGAGCGAGAGCAGGCCATCAAGAACTCCTTCCCGGGCCCGGATCACATCAGCAGTGTTCAGGGACCGGGTTTCATCCCGCCTGGAATGTCCATGGCCGAGCAAACTGCCCGAAGTCTTCAGATGCGGGCCAAGGCGGGCGCTGCCAATCGGCAACAAATCCAAATGGCCACGCCTGAGTACAAGGCGAATCGTGCCGCTCAAATCGCAAGGAGCCAGGCTGGAGAAGAGCGACGGCAGACCTTCCGAGATCAACGACGCGCAGATCGTCGCGCGATGGCATTTCTGCAGACTCCTGCCAGCCCGGGATCGGGCCCCGCGCAGAGCTACTCCCAAGGCCCAGAACTCGCGCCGGTCGCGACGGACGCGCCGCCAGAGGATCGTCTCTCGCTCGCGCTGCAGAACCTCGATCGTGTCGGAAACCTGTCTGACGAGCGGGCCTGGGATTTACTCGGCCGCAGCGGACTGACGATGGGAGACATCGAGCAGATCGCCAATCAGGGCCCCGGCGACGACGTGACCAGCATTCGCCGCTGGAAGCGAGCGCGCAAGATGCTCGGTATGTCTGAGCCGGCGCCAGCAGGGCCTTCAGCCATGAACTGGGATCATGGGATGGCATTCTGATACGCCACCGCGGGTGAGTGATGCCGACGTACCTGAAGTCTTCCATGCCGGCCTCGAGCGCCTTGCCCCGTCGCAAGCGGCGTAAGGACACGCTGGCGTCGGTGGTCGATCCGTCCGCGACCGAATCGGCCCTGAAGACTCTTGGCCGCAACACGCTCTCCGGAATCGGTGCCGTCGGGTCTGCGCTCGACACCTATGGCGGCGGCGGAGCGATCCGTGACTTCTTGGCCGGAAACAACCCCGTCGACCAACTGGCGGACCCGTTCTCGGAACACAAGCGCACGTCCGGCCGGGATCTGCTGCATTCCTGGGGCCTCGCCAGCAAGAACAAAGAGACGGGGCTCGACTTCTCCGATCCGCTCGAGTTTCTGCAGGATGCGGCCGGATTCGCGACCGAGGTGGCCCTCGACCCACTGACGTATGCCACGTTCGGTCTTTCAGCGCTCGGAAAGGCCGGACAGGTTGCCAAGAACGCCGGCATCCTCGGCCGGGCAACGGAAGCCGCTTCGAAGCTGGCGGGTAGAGCGGTGGGACCGCGCGCCGCCCGCATGACGACGACGCTGGGCGACCTGATTGGCCACGCGCCGGAATCGTTCGATGCGGTTGCGCAAGCCGCACATGCGAAGGGTCTGAAGGTTCGGGACATCGCGGGCGAGAAACTCGGCGGCCTGGCCGGGTATCACCCGCCGCTCGCCCGGAATCCGGTCGGCGTGCTGGGCGGCGATCGGCTGATGCCGGTCGCTGAGAAGCTCGATCGTGTCGGGGCCAAGATCCGGGAGAGTGCCCCCGTGAGGTCGATGTATTCGCTGTTCGGCGGATCCCGGAGAGGCACCGGATCGATCGTCGGCCAGCGGCTCGCGGAGAAGGCCAGCAAGGGAGCCGACGAGGTTGAGCACCTGGCCGCCGGCGAAACGGCTCGAACGCTGCAGGAGATTAAGGACGCCGGCTTCTTCGGAAATTACGGATCGATCGACGAGGCTCACGACGCCGCCTATCACGCGCTCGAGGGGCTGGGGCAGGTCCCCAACGAGATCGCCCCCGCCGTCGGCCGGATGCAGCAGCACATGCAGAGCGTTCTGCAGCAGGCCCAGGAAGTCGGGCTCAAGACCGGTCCCCTGCAGGACGATTATGCGGAGTACTTCTCGCGGCGGAAGATCGCCCGCCCTGGATCATCCACGGAGGCTGCAAACCGCGAGGCGAAAGCATTCGGAGTCTCAGATTCGGCCGCCAACCGGCGGGCTGACATTCTGAGGGATATTCCAGGCGGGACGGGCTCTCTGCGGCAGGTTGCCCGAGACTCGGCTGCGTTCATTGCGAACATGGGCCCCATGACCCCCAGGGCCGCGCGCAAAGCGTTCGGCGACTGGTTCGCCCAGACGTACGCCAACGTCATCCCCGATACCTACAAAGTGACGAAGCGCGGCGTCGCGACGCAGTTCAACGGCCGGCTCAAACGAATGAGCAACTGGCTCCTGGAACAGCCGATCGAAGACCTGAAGCAGGGCCTGTTCACCGACCCCTTCACCGCGTTTCAAAAGCGAATCGGCCGCGGGTACGACGTGGCCCAAACCGGCCGCGCGATCCTCGATACGCTGGCTGACCGCGTTTCCATGGCCAAGGCCCGCTCGACGACGACGGGCGCCGGCGTCCGGATGGTCGACGTGCTGCGCGGGGCGGGCTTTGAAACCGCTACGACGCGCGGGGCGAACGGCCTCACCGCCCTCGCTGAGCGAATGGGCATCGCCAACCCCAGCCGGAAGGATCTGCTGAGGCTCGGCCGGAGCATGGTCCCTCGCGAGTTGGCCGAAGACATCGTTCGCACGATGGACGTCTTCAAGTCCCCGGAGTCGGTCGGCAAGGTCGCGAAGACCGTCCAGAGCATCACGAATATGTTCAAGGCCGGCGTCACGGGCGTCTGGCCGGGCTTCCACACGCGCAACCTCGCGTCGGGCATGGTGCGGAACTACGCCGCCGGGATGGTCGATCGTCGCTCAATCTTCGACGCTCACCGGCTGCTGAAAGGTGAGACGATCAAGCGGGCGGCCGAGATCCCGATCGTCAAGGCGATGCTCACCGAGCGCGGACTGCCGCTGACCGATGAAGCCGCCACGAAGATCGTCGGCGAACTGGCCTACTCGCACCGCATGTCGGGACGTTGGGCGGGGCAGGGGATCACCGACTTCCAGGGCGGCTACCTGCAGGACGCCGACGCGTCGCTGAACGCGATCCCCGGGCAGGTTCCCATGACGCCTATGAAGGACTTCGCGGAAGGCTGGACGTTCCGGAAGGGCAGCAAGAACCCGCTCAACATTCGCGGTGTGGGCGACAACGAGATTTCGACGTTTGCCCCCGTGGCCGGCGGCGAGAAGCTCGGCGAATACGTCGAAGGTCTGAACCGCATCGCCCCGTTCCTGCACCAGCTCAAGAAGGGGATTGATCCAGCGGAGGCGGGCCGGCGCGTGATGGACGCTCACGTGGATTACAGCGGCAAGGCGTTCTCCGCGGCGGAACGGCAATACGGCACGACGGCGATGCCGTTCTACAAATTCACGAGCCGACAACTGCCGTACATGCTCCGCGAGTTGACCGAACACCCCGGAGGCGCCACCGCCCAGGGGATCCGGGCGGCGAACGACGCGCGCGACGACTCCGCCACGACGCCCGATCACGTTGCCAACACGGTGGCCATTCCGCTCGGGCAGACAGCCAGCGGCGACAAGCGGTACTTCACGGGCCTGGGGCTGATGGAAGAGCAACCGCTGCAGTTCGCCAGCTTGCTCCGCGGGAACCTTCAGGATCCACTCCGCGAGCTGGGTGGCCAGCTCAACCCGCTGTTTAAGGCCCCGGTTGAATGGGCGACCGGCGAATCGCTGTTCCAGGCGGCGCCCGGCGGCGGCCGCGACCTGGGCGAGCTCGATCCCGTGCTCGGCCGAATCGGGTCGAACGTCAAGAGCATGTTCACGGGTGAGCCTGAGCCGCCGTACCGACTGCCACGCGGGCTGGAGTATCTCGCGGCCAACAACCCAGGAAGCCGGCTCCTGCAGACGGTCCGAACACTCACCGACCGACGAAAGGGCCTCGGCGTCCGGGCAAACAACATCCTCACGGGTCTGCGGATCTCCGACGTTTCCCCGGCGGCCCAGAAATCCGTGCTCAAAGACGCGATCGAAGCCACGCTCCGCGAAGACGGGGCGAAGACCTTCGAGGGCGTTTACCTGGATCCGAACCAGCAGGCGACGCCGGAACAACTGGCCCTGATGCAACTTCTGAGTGATTTGCGTCGGGAGTCCCGCGGCCGGCGGAAGACGCTCAAACCCTGAGCGGTGCACGGCTTCCGAGCGGCATAAACATTGCGGTTTCAAAGGTCAACGAATAATGTCCACTGGGAGTGGACTTAGGATTTTAGGCGCTCGGGGTCAGGACGATGGATCGAGGGTCACAACGTGCCACCTGGCCTGACGCTGCACCTGATCGGAGGGCTCCTGGGAGGCGGAATGGCGCTGATTTTCATCACGCCTGAGAATCTGCGGAAGGCGGCCTCGCGGCTGTTCGTTTCCGCGGGCTTCGCTGCCATGTTCTCGCCGATTTTCTGCTTCTATCCGCGGCGATGGTGGCCGCACCTTCCGACGGCGACGGCCGACTTCGCGTGCGCCGGTTGCTGCGGAATGTTCGGCTGGATGGCCCTTCACATCTTGATGCGGTGGGCTCACTCGCAGATGGAGCGATCACCATGGGCGGTGATTCGCGACCTCATCGTGAACATCGGAAGCATCGCATTGAAACTTGCGGGAAAGAACAGCGGGGACGAAACGCGGGCCGACCGAGCGGCATCGGGAGATGTTGCAAAGCCGGATGGAAAGGAAAAGCCATGAACGCCATTGCACACGCCAACGCTGTCCTGTGTATCGGTGCCGGGCTTCTGATCTACGCCTTCATGTCCGTCGTGAAGCTGCGGATCATCGCCAAGATCGGCCTGTTCACAATCCTCGCAGGGGCCTGTTTGACGGCCGTAGGGTTCGTCGATCGTGTGTCGGCGTTCAGCAGCATGGCCAAGAACGCGGAGATCTCCGATGCCCAGCCGGGAGCGACGGTCCCCGCCCGGGTGGATTATCCAGCCGCGGCCGCCATCGTTACGTCCAATTGGAGTTCGGTCGCTGGCATCCTGTGGTTCCTGATCGCGATCGCCGCGCTGATTCTCGCGTGGAAGTTTCACTGCCGTTTCCCGCATCCGAAGTGCCCCAGGAGCGAGGGGGCAGTGAGCATTCGCGGACGGACTTTTGTGGCGGAGAGAGGGCGGTAAGGACCACTCAAAGAACTGCGGATGCGGCTGACCACGCGACATAGAACGTGCCCACGATCGTCAAAACCATCGGAGCCGCCGGCGACTACGCAAACGTAGACGCTATCGAAGCCGCATGGGCCAGCGGCTATTCCGGTGCGTCTGGTGGTGACCACATCGTCTGGGAATTCATCGACAACACCGTCTATGTCGGTGGCGTCAACATCACGGCGAACCCCAACAACTACGCCTCGCTCACGATTCGGGCTCACTCGAGCATCGTCCACAATGGCACGGCTGGCAGCGGGCCACGGTGGGGCTACTCGCAGCTATCGCCTGACACGGCAAGCGTGCGGCCGATTCTCGGATGGGGCCTGTCCGCTGTTCCGCTCACGGTGGAACCGCTTGAGTTCATCGCCAGCGGCGGCGACGTGCACCAGGCGATCGCCATTACGGCGGCCCTCGATGCTGCGGTCACGCACAAAATCAGCCGGGCAATCATCCACGGGAACGGCCAGCCACAGTACGGGGCCTGCAAAGCGATCACCTGCACGCTCGCCAACATCAATGTTTTGAACTGCCTGATCTACGACTGGAAGAGTGGCTACGGCTACGGCACGACGGCCATCGAAGGCCCGACCGGGGCATCGGCAGTCGCAAACATCATCGGCAACACGATCGACGACATCGACGACGAAATCGACGGAACGGTTGTCGGTATCGTCACGGCCAATCACGCGAACAAGACGGTTAAAAACAATCTGGTCACGCTGACGGCGGCCCGAACGCTGGGCACGAAGACGTGTTTCAGCGGAGCGGGCGGCAGCACCACGGCGTCTAACAACGCATCTTCCGACTCGACCGCTCCGGGCAGCAGTTCAGTCACGAGCATCGTTCGGGGGAACACGTATACCAACGCAGCGACTCGCGACTACTCCCTGATCTCCACGGGACAGGCATTCCAAGCCGGCGTAGACCTGATCACGACCCCCGCGGGCGTCAACATCGACATTAAAGGCCGGGACCGGGACAGCAACGGGGATACGTGGTCGATCGGGGCTCACCAGTTGGGTGGCGGGTCGCTCACCAAGTTCCTGACCATCCTCAGCCCCAACTCGTATCAGATTTTCCAGCGGGACGGGTCGCTGGAAGCGGCGATTCCGATTGACGGTCTCTATGCCGGCAGCCCGACCGGGATTGAGTACCGGCTGACGCCCGTGATCACCGGAACGCCAGGACCGTGGACGAACCTCGGAGCCACAATCGCGGCGGGCCAGTGGTCGGGAACTCTGCCGTCGATGAGCACCAAGCAGTGTGCCATTGATGTCCGGCAGACGAATGACACGAGCATCACGGCCGCGATCTCTTACGTCGGCATCGGGGAAATGTTCGTCGATGCGGGCCAGTCCAACATGGCCGGGGCGTTTACGAACGATCAGACCTATTCACACGCCACGTGGAAGGCTGGCAACTGGCGTCGCGGTCGGGACTCCGCACATCGGGAGCTTATTGACCCGTCCGGCACTAGCAACGGCGGTTCCGTCAGGCCGCTTCTGGCAACGCTCCTCATGGCGCACCTGGACTGCCCGGTCGGATTCGTCAGCACGGCGGAATCTGGCACAGGGCTGGTGAGTTCGCACTGGGACGCGGATCTCGTGGGCAACGTCGCCAACAGGGCCAAGCTGTGCGTAAACGCCTGCCGTACGGCTCGGATCAACGGGGCTCGGGGCGTGCTCTGGCTGCAGGGCGAGAACGACGCCATCACCGACAAGACTCGTGATGAGTACCGAACAGAGCTCAAGAAGCTGGCGACTTATCTCAAGAGCAACATCGGGGGGAACCCTCCGCTGATTGCAGCTCAGATCGCGCATCGAGCCAATAATCCCGACGCGACTGATGCAGCGGCGGCTCAGTTGATCCGACTCGCGACCTCGGATTGTTGGGACGACGGGACCGATGACGTCCTGTTCGGGCCAGTCAGCTTCGACGTCACGGACCAACTACACCCCACAACCAACGGCATGGCCCAGACCATGCGGGACCGTTGGTATGCGGCCATCCTTCAGCATTTCTACGGCGGAGCCGATGGGCGTGGACCCTCCCTGATTCGCCTCGCCACGAACACGGCGAAGACGGTCATCTCCGTGTTTACCAGCAAAGACATCGCGGTCCCGGTCGGGAGCTACGCGACAGCCCCGTTCGTCGTCGAATCAAACGGATCCCCGGTAACGGTGAGCAGCGTTGCACGGGTGGCCGATCGGCAGCTGGACATCACGCTCGCAACTCCAGCCACAGGCTCGATCACAGTCTCGTTCGCCAAGGGTAGCTCTGCCTACGGTGTGACCATCCCTCGCGGCACCGACGCATATTCGCTGCCGCTGGAAACATTCTCTAACGAGTCGTCGTACTCAGCAGGCGTCGCCATGTTCACCGAATTCTGCTGCCGCAATGGTGGGTCGAATCTCAACGCGGGAACTGTGTTGGGGGACGGAACCGTCCCAAGCACTTCGCCGGTTTTCTCGACGGTCAATGGCAACTGGGACGGGACCTCGATCTTTACCCCGACTGACGGCAGCACGCCGGCCAGCACGGTGAGCGCGGGCATGATGCTCAGCGTGTTCCTCGACGCGGCGACGGTCACGCCCTTCATCGCCAGGATCGTCTCCGTCGCGGCGGGGGTGAACGGAGCGATCACTGTCTCGACGACGGCGAAGTCCGGAACGCCGCCCGCCAGTGGAGCAACCGGTCGTTCGGCCCGAGTCGGCGGCGCCTTCAAAGGGCCAAACGGGGCCGAGGCGTTCCCGATGAACTTCATCACGAGCGCGCTCACCAACGCCGCCGGCGACCTGCCTCGCATCAACTACAAAAATGACGCGACCTATGCGATCACTGCCGCGATCAACAACATCAATTCCGATACGCGGCACCAGGGATTCACCAACACTTATGACGATCGAGGCAAGGCGACTCTCGACGGAGGGACCTCGGGGGCATCGTACAACCTCGTCGGGACGACGATTGGTGCGAATGCCGCAGTCGCCGATTTCATCTTCCAGAACAACGGGGCCACGGGCACGGCGGTTGGCTGTTTCTGGAATTGCGTCGGAGGAATCGTAGAGCGTTGCGTTGCCCACGACGTTCGCGGTTCTGGATTCGCTTCGAACGCCAACACCCGCTTCATCGAATGCGAGGCGTACAACTCCAATCAAAGCAACACGACAAGCTCTGGCGGTTTTTCCGGAACTGGGGCTCTTCGGCTTACTCGATGCTTCAGTCACGACAATGCCGGCTCCAACGGAAATGGCGTTTACGCATCCGGCCAGCTGCGCGCGGAGAACTGTGTCTTCGAAAGCAACGCCGCGAGGGGAGTGGAACTGGTTGATGCCGGCGAGATAGTTCGCTGCGACTTCTACAACAACGCGTCGGACGGTCTCCGATTTGCGACGTCTTCGACTCCCAAGGCCCTCGTCGTCGAGAACTCCAACTTCGTCAAGAATGGGGGATGGGGGGTGCTCGGTACAGGCTCCGGAGCGAAGTCCGGAGTCATCCGAAACTGCGGCTTCGGGGCGGGCTCGCAGGCCAATACGTCGGGCAACGTCAGCGCAATGGGGTCTGTGATCGAAGAGGGTTCGGTCACCTATGTCTCGAATCAGACGCCCTGGGTCGATCCGGCCAATGGTGACTTCCGCGTCACACTGACAGCAGCGAAGGGCGCTGGTCGTGGCAACTTCACGCAGACGGCGGCCAGCTACACCGGCACGGTGGCCTATCCAGACATTGGCGCGGCTCAGCATCTGGACTCCGCGACCGGCTCATCCGGCTCCCGCCTTGTGGGGCCATCCGCACTCGTCACCCCTGCAGGAGCGTAAGTCATGAAGGGCGATTTCACTCCCGGAAAAACGGTCAATATCGGGTTCAACACCCACAAGGCCGATGGTACGCCGATCACTCTCACCGGTGGTGTGATCAGCGTCTACAAGAAGGGCAACGCGGCCGAGTCGACGGCTGGCGTGACCTTGTCGACGGACTACGACAGCCGCACCGGCTATCACAACGTCGCGATCGACACGTCCGCAGACGGAGCGTTTTACGCCGCGGGCAACGACTTCGACATTGTCCTGACGACAGGAACCGTCGATTCAATCTCCGTTGTCGGCACGAAAGTCGGCGAGTTCTCCCTCTCGAATCGCTCGGCTCTGCGACCGGCGACAGCCGACCGGACGATTGCCGTCGATGGCAGCGGCAATGCGCCAGCGACGATTGCGGTCGGGAGCATCGCAAACGGCGCGATCACTCCCGCTGCCCTGGACGACGCCACGGCGACGAAGATCGCCAACGCTGTCGAGACTCAGATTATTGACGATACTGACGCCGAGAAGGTCCTCGAGGCGGTCGTCAACAAGATCAACGCGATGACCGATCTCGACGCCTTAACGCTGGCAGCAATCTCAGCGGCCGTCCGCTCAGAACTGGCCATCGAACTAGCACGACTCGACGTCGCGATCAGCTCTCGGCTGGCGACAGCCGGATACACAGTGCCGCCCACAGCCAATGAGAACGCCGCCGCTTGGGGATCCGGCGGCTCCATTGACGGACACACCCGCGATGGGCAGATGAAGGTCGTGCTGGCCGCCGCGGCCGGCAGAACCCTCGGCATGGAAACAGCGAACGGCCAGGTTCGCGCCGCCAATGACTCGAAGACGCGAATCACTGTGACCATGGACGGAAACAACCGAACGGCCACGACACTGGACTCCGCCGGCTAATGTTCCCAACCCGATACTTCCCGAACCGGTACTTCCCCGAGTCGTACTTCCCGGAGATCGGCAGTGGCGGATCGCCACCTGCCGAGTACCCCGACGAAGACGATGTCCGGGCCGGCGTGGAGTATGCCGGCGGCACCATGACCGGAACGATGGTGTTGCCGGACGAGGCCGACGTCGCCAGTGGCATTCAATACGGAGCTGATGGAACCGAATTTGAAGGCACATTGACCGGCGGTGGAGGAGTCGTCGACGCGAACGTTGTTTCAATGGACCCCTCGGTCCTCGCCCAGTTCATCGGCTCGAACATCACGATCACCTATCCGCTGGGCCCGGGCGGACTGCTCAAGCTCACGCGCGGAATGGATTACCAGTTCTCGGATAACGGTCGATCAATCGACGTGATTGACAGCAAGAACGTTTGGCCGGATCTCACCGGCGCGACCCCATGGCTGGCAATCCAAGGCGTCGGGCAGTCCCAGCAGACCCTGATGTTCATGGGTGCGGTGGTTTCCCCAACCTATCCCGCGAAGGTCCGATTCAATCTCACGGCTGCACAGACACGAAACCTGAAGGCGAATCAGGCCTACGTCTGGGGTGCGGGTGCGACGCTGGCTGGCGGAAGCAAGGTTGATCTCGTGAGAATGGTGCAGCCGCTCGAGGTGACGGACCTGCCAATCCCGGCGCCGTAGCCTGTTCAGGTGATGCGATGTCGGAGCGCAAGGACGACGCCCCCGCTGGATCATCCCCCGACGATGACGGGCCGCTCGCGTTCTATACTGACGAGCAACTCTGGGAAGAGATTTACCGGCGCTACGACACGGCCCTCTTTGTCGGCGAGCGGATTCAGGACAAGAAGCGATGTTTTGTTCGCTTCGACTACAAAGGCTCGACGATCCAAGCCCTCGGCATGGGCCAGTACGCCATGATCATCGCGGCCCAGCGGGCGCGAGATTTGAAACCGCCACCGGGCGGTAGCCACGAAGATCTCTAGAACTCCACCGGCAACCGCATGACGGCCTGCCAGTCATTGCCCGGATACATGTGCCCGTAAGTGTCGAGGGTCATCTGAATCGACGAGTGACGCATCACGATCTGCACCGTCTTCGGGTCCGTGAGCATCCAGACCAACCAGGCCCCGCACGTATGCCGGAGCGCGTGGAAGTCGAGCACGTCGCCGTTCGTGTCGGTCTGTGACAGGAAATTCGGATCGACGGGCAGTCCCTTGGCGGCCTGCTGCTTTTGATATTCCAGCCGGGCGGCGGCCAAGTCCTTCCCCAGCGTCTCGGCGATCGACCGCCACCCGTGCCCCGTCATTCGGAACAGCGGATCGGTCGGTGAATTCATGATCGTGATAATGCCGCTCGGTCGATCCCGGACCATTTCGAGCAACGCGGTTGCAAGCCACGGCTGAAGGTACTGCTTCGCCGCCTGCCCGTTCTTGGTCCGCTGCTTTCCGCGGCCGCAGAGCTCCAGGTACGGCTTCTCAACATCGTCGTGCAGGTCGATGTACCGCAGCCGGCGACATTCCGAAGCCCGGAGCCCCGTCATGATCGCGGTGGCGTACAGCAAGACCCGCTCCCTGGCCGGCAGTTTGAAGCGGCGCTTGTTGATCTTCCGGATGTGCTGGGCAAGGAAAAGCCACTCGTCGTGGCGAAGGATCCGGCGAACGCGAGTCTTCTCCTTCGAGCCGCAGTCCGGGTAGTGCTTCAGCTTCCAGTCGACGAACGGGTTATTGATCCCGTGCCGGCGGCAGGCGAACGCGAAGAATGACCCCAGGACCGCGAAATCCTTCTTGAGAGACTCCCGAGAGATGTTCTTTTCCTCGAGCCGGGCGTCCAGGAACTGCTCGAACTGCCCGCTGCGGAGACTCTTCAGCCGCTTCACGCGCGTGACGCGCAGAAAGTCCCGGATTGCTTTGCGAGCCGGCGCCCAACTACGGCGGTGCGGGTATTTCCGCTGCTGCTTTTTCAACCAGACGCCGAACGTCGAGAGAATCTTGACGGCCTCGGTGCCCCCCTCTGGATGATCCAGGATGGCCGTCGCCAGCTCAGGGTTCGAGATGGACAGTCCAGGCGGGGGCAGTTCGTCGTCATCAGGGGAGCTCATGTGGTCTCCAGGGCTCGTTGCTGCGTTTGAATTCTCGTGGCTTGGCGTCGCGGCGGGGAATGAGCGTGTTCAGATCAACGCCCAGCGTGTCGGCGATCGCCCAAAGATCCTCGGTGCGCGGAACCTTCTGCCCGCGCTCCCATTCCGAGACGGCCTTGTTGGTCACCTTCACCCGGCGGAGAGCCAAGGCGGTGACGAATTCCATCTGCGTCGGGAACTGCTTCTCGCGAAGAATCCGAATCTTGTGACCCAGCTTGCCGTGATAGGTCCGCAAATCACCGTCGACCACTTTGCGAGGCACAATCAACCCTCTCGAATGACCAGAAGTCCACCCGGAGAGGATTGTACAGTTCATGCACGTTCATGAACAATGCAGTTACGCCGATTCCTTCTTTGTCCAGCCATATTTCTGGACAAGCCGGATCACATGCCGTTTTGTGATGCCGACGGCGACTCCCGCGCGCTCGTACGCGACGCCGCACTCGATCATCTTTCGAAGCTGGTCGAGGAGCTCGGGGGTGAGAGCGGAATTGTGCGGGCTCGTGCGCGTGTAGACCTTGCGGGGCTTCTTGGCCGGCTTGGGGGCGGGGGGTTTCTTTTTCATCGACTCAATACTCCTCGTATATGTGCAGCGATTCCCCGCACTGCGGGCAAGCCGTTCCGATGTTCACTCCATCGCCCGGGTGAACCTGAACCCTGAAGCCACAGGGACACACGAGGAAGATCTGATTCGCGGGATTCGGCTCAACGGTGTAGGGAATTGCATCGTGAAGGTGCGAGGAGATCGCCTTCGCCTTTTCCTCTTCCTTCCTGAGCCACAACCACGTTTGTGTGTAGTCCGGCGATTTTGTGATCGCGACGCCCAGGGCCCGCATTGCAGCCGCGCCCCCCGCGGGATCACACTGATTCACTCGTGAGCACTCGAACGGGGCGGCCGCATGACAGGTGCAGTCTCCGTTCTCTGCCATGAACACGCATCGCCCGTTCGGGCGAGTCTTCGGGCGGATCACGTGGACCTGGCCGCTGGGGAATTCCGGAGTCGGGGCTCCTGGGCCATCCACGGCGGCGGTGAAGTTGTCTCGAATGAAGCCCTCCGTGGCTCCGTCCTCCATACCGAAGAATTCCGCGATGGAATCGAGATCGGACGGAGCGAGGGCCCCCGGGCGCCCGGACGTACACGGGGCGCAACAGGAGTCGCACCGGCACGACGAGCGTTCAAAGATCGCAAGCTCGCTGATCATGGGGTTTCCTTGATTGGTGACAAAGATTCTACTTGTCGGGAGGCCCTTTTTCGACGAACACCGCGCGGCCGTGGATATTCCAGTCCGGCTGGATCATCCCGTTCCTGTGGTAAAACCAATGTCCCCCACGTCCTCTCGTGGGGGTTGTTGGACCTACCGATCAGGCGACGACAGCAAATGTCGACATTTCCGCGTCTTCGAAATCCCTGACCATCAATCCAGCTTCGATCTCGCAGAGCGTCCGGCGAAGGTTGGATTCGCAGCGCTTCACGAGGTCCACATATTCGGGAAGGGACGCCCCTCCCAAGCCCTCCGTTTCTGCAATCTCCTTCGCCCGTTGAGCGAAGGATTCAATGTACCGCTTGCCCTCAAGTCGAAACTCGATGCACCGCGACAGCAGCGGCGACGCGTCGATCCCATCGAACAGCTGCATCGCGACCGTTGTGGTCGTGAAAATCCAGCAACAGTGATTCGGAATCCGCTCGAGCATGACGAGCAGTTTGCGAATCGAATCTTGCCTCAACCCGTGAGACTCATTGATCAGAACAGCCCTGCCCGGCTTCTCTCCGATGGCCGTGTAACGGAGATTCCTTTCCAGATCAGCGAGTTTTGCCGGAGTGATCTCCCCCGCGTCAAGCTCAATGAAGTTTTCTGGATCGCAGATGTCCCCTGCGATCAGGTACCCAAGAGTCGTTTTCCCAACTCCCGATGGGCCAGTGATCCAGAAACCGCGGCCGCCCAGGTCGCCCCGATCCTTCATCCGGGAGATGGCGATTTTCACGTGTTTGTGGCCGATCACGTTCTCCCAGGTGCCAGGCCGATACTTCTCGAAAAGGCTTCGCATTACAGGTTCTCCCGGTGACGAAACGGAAAAACGGGTGCCGGCCACTGTGGCTGACACCCGTCTTACTTAAGAGCCTTAAGACTTAAGGGGCTTAGAGGAGCCGTGCGTCGGCTCCCAACGATCCCGTTGCGACTGACACCGAACCCCACGGGATCACTGGGTTCGGCCTACCGGGGAGAGGTACAAAGACCCCGCCGGACCACGAGCGAGCAATCGGGCGGGCCAGCCCTGTCGCTCAAGCCGCATGGTCCGGACGGGGAGACGATCAGAACGCCATCGAGAGAAGCTTGCCGGCTGCACGGTCCAGCGACATTCTCTCGTCAGCGTACTGGGTTTCCTGGCTGATGGCCGTCAAGCCGTTCGCCATTCCATAAGCACTGCGGGGCGAAGCGTTGTACCGCCCAGGATTGCGGACCACGTGCTCATAGGCCGCATCCAGTGTCTTGCGGGGGATTGCGAGAGACTTCATCCCGAACAGTTTGTCGAGCACCTGATCCTTGGATCCGGCGATCTGAAACTGTCGGGCCTTCTCGATCCGCCCCTCGTCCGCCGCGGCCGATTCACTGGCGTACTTCCGCAACTCGGCGACCATCTGGTAGCCGAAGCGGCTGTTCGCCCTGCCCCGGTGGACAATCCTGATCTCCTGCACGTCCTTGGCGTCCCACACGATGTGGTTGCCGCAGACATACTTGTAGAGGAACTTTGTGATGCGGAAGGATGCCGCACCGACTTCCGAATTGCTCACAAAGAAGCCGCGAGCGAGGCCCCCATCGGTGCCGTCGTCGATGCGATTCTCTTCGTTCACCATGAAGGCGAACATGTCGTGATCGCTGGCATATAGTCCAGCCGGGGCAATCATGTCCCCCACCTGGACCGACAGCTTCGACTTCCGGAACGCGAGAACATCATCCTCGGTCGCCGGCCGTGCCCCAGGCTGCCCATCGAATGCGGGCCGCGCCGGTGGAACCTGCCAGCCCTGAGCCGGCAGTTCGCGGAGTCGCTTCACGACTTCCCAGTTCCAGATTCGAGCGTAGTCGTCGCTCGTGAAGGCCCGGCACAACAGCGTTCCGTTCGCATGGAACAGGACCTTCGACTTCTCACCCTTCACCTGCTGCAAACCGTTGTTGATGCAGCTCGCAGCGAGCGGCGCCGGCAGTCCTCGCAGGTATCCAGCCGGGGCCCCCACTCGCAGGGCAAGCTGGCCGAAAGCCCAGTGCGTGAACTTGGCCGGACGATTCTCCTGCCCGACGAGGGTCAGGTTGTTTCCATCCGACTCACACCGGATCTTGTCGAACCCGACGGAAGAGACCCGGGCATCCTGGGCGTATCCATGACACGCCGCGTACATCTCTTCGAGCGTCCAGAAACGCTCGTCGGCGGGCCTCTCAGCCCACTGATTGCTTGCCGCGAAAAGATTCAAACCCATCGGACTCTCCCCTGTCAGCGAAAATCGGCGGTCGGAAATCGATCGCCGTCGCCCCGATTTATTCAGGGGGGTCGAGACTCAAGGCTGTGAACCACCAAGCTCCGGCACTCAACGCACGAATGCCGGGCCTTGGGGGCTCACGCGCTCCGCGGGATCAACCGCAGAACCCACTCGCCCTCAAGCTCAGCGAACTTCGCGGGCGTTACGGGCAGGTCCACAGCCTTGAGCCGATTGACCAACTCAGCGCCACCGTCGACCCAGGCGGTCTGTTCGGTGATCCTGACTTCCCCGCTCTCGTCCTTCTCGCGAATCGAGTCAATCCGCAGGCACTCGACGTCGTACGGCACGCCACCGACCTCGACGGAGCCTGTCATGACGCCTGGGGCGACTTCGTTCAGGTGAGTGCCCGAGAAGCGAAAGAGATTCACGAACTTTTCCATGGGGTTCTCCTGTGTGGGAGGGGTGAGAGTGTCAGCGGAAGGGGAAAGGATATTCCACCCGGGGTGGATCATCCTAGTCGCTGAGGCCTGGCCTATCCCACGACTTCCGAGCAGCCGTTGGAGCGGCAGTCGTCGTCGCAGCAGTGATCGTCGTCGTACCCCTCCTCGATCGCAGCGATGATGTCGAGAACATGCTCGCGGAAATTCTTGTCCTGCAGCCGCTCTCGGAGGCATCCATCGTCGGCCCTCGGAACGTCGCTGGCCTTGAGGCCCGTCACTCGCTCGATCGTGGCGATCACTCGCGCCGCCCAGACACTCCCGGGCTCGATCGTCACGGTGCGGTGTTCGGCCCATGTATCGACGAGGACCTGCAGCTCGGCCAAGACGTCGAGGAACTTCGCTTCCAGATTCGGAGCGGCTTCGATCAGGTGAGCATTGGCGACGCACTCAGCGATTTCTTCCTCAGTGCCGCCACCGTCGTAGGAAATGGCACAGATCGGCGTCCCGTCCTCCGCAACGATCAGACACTCTTCGTTCACCGTCGCAACGGTTGGAACGCTGTCGATTCTCCACGGGCCGGGCTTGTGCTTAACGCTCATCTCACTCTCCCAAGGGTTGAAGGAGCCGCTGATCTCCCCCTCCGCAGAGGGGGTTGTCGGAGGCTCAGTCGCGATTGATCTTGAACAGCAGCTTGGCTGCCTCTTCACGCAGGCCTTTCAAGATCGCAGTGTGCTCCTCGGGCGGCAGATTCTCAGCGATCGTGTTCGAGACCATCGACACGAAATCCCTCAGCTTCTTGACCGTAATCTGAAGCTGAGAAATCTCGTGGACGATCATCTCGAGCGTCCCGTCCACGGTCGGCAACGGCACCTTGCCGTGATCCCGCATGGCCCGCATCGCCGTTTTGCAACCATTCACCGCTTGCATGGCCACAGACGCCACCGCTTCGGTGTCGCTCTCGAACGTCGTGCACTCGTCGTACTTTTCGACCTGCAGCCGCTCTCCGTTATGGAAGAGGCCCCAGCCTTGGCTCAGTGCGAGTTCCTGATCGACATCGTTGTCCCACTCTCCCAAGTCATCCTCGGCTTCGGGGCGATCAACCACCGACGCCTGACAGATCGCCTGCAGCTCAGGCGACGCCTCGATCTCGTGATTCTCAGTGCTCATTGATCTCTCCCAGGGCTAAAACGAACCAGCAGTATCACCCCGATGGATGGTCCATCCGGCGGCTTTCAGCGACTGCCGATACTGCTGGCCACTTTCGGTTTTTCTCAGGCCACTTTTGCGATCTTGGCGGCCAACTTTGACCACATTCGGGTTTTGGCTCGCCACATTTCTCTACGGGTCACACAAGAGCACCGAGACGAGCAGCGCTCCCATCACACACGCCGCAACCTTCACGACGCCCAGAATCACCTTCGACACAGCGATCAGTTCGAGCATGGTTTTCTCCCCGATTCAGGGTCCATCCGGATTTCTCAAGGTGATCCTTCCACTCGGACCAATACTGCGGTCCCATGATCACCCCGCCGTGAAACTCCCACACTTTTCCATCGCAGACGTAAGCCACCACGGTGTAGTGGCAGGGCTTCTTCGCTTTTGGGCCACGATGCACAAAGCGAGTGATATGCCCCAGCTTCTTTCCGCCCCGCTGGCACATCCTCAGTGCGTTCAGGTAGCGGTGGCTGAACTCGAAGATTCGATACTTGCGATCCTCCATCGGCAGGTTTGTGAACAGCTGAATCACAGCTCTCTCCCTCACGGACTTGGGACCGGCCGGCGAAACACTCGCCAGGTGCATTACACCCGGTGGATCATCCCGGGCGCCCTCTGCGATCAGCAGCCGAGCAACTCAGCACACCTCGCCGCCATGAACTGAGCGTGCTCCATGCCGCGGAACGTCTTTCCGCCGCAGAAGTACTCAAACACGATGGGGCCTCGTGGTTCATCGCGCTCCAGCAGGAACCCAACTTCGTAGCGATGCCCCTCGTTGCCACCCGTCGAGGCGTAGCAGACGACCTGCATGATGTTCGAGGGAATCCATCCAGCCCGTTCGCGATCGGGCAGCATGAAATACTCGTCCACAATGTCGAACATCGACTTCTCAGCCTTGCACTTTGGGCAGTTCTGATACTTCTCCCAGTGCTTGAACTTGTTCTTGGGGATGCGACGCTCGTGACCACACTGCTCGCAACGATCGATTTCCAGGGCCTTCTTGAGATCCCCGAACACTTCGATCTTGCTCCGCATCCCGAGGCGCCGAACAAATCCCGTCGGCTCCTTGGTGTTCAGATCGAGCACCTTCGCCCAGACGTCCACCGGCACAGGAACGATCGGCTCACACTCAGGACCGATCTCGTTCATGTTCTTGAAATTGCAGCCAGGCCGATTGATCACGCCCACAACTCTCTCCCGGGTTAGGGTCGGTTGACTCGAAAAGCCCCCTGGATCACTCAGCCGATCGGCTTTCCACTCGCGTCCCACCTCGTCAAGAGCGGCAGGCACGGAACACGCTTAAGGTGCTCCCGGATCAAGTACGGCAACTGCTCAAACGACCATGCCGGCGAGACCGGGCAGATGTACTCGAGGACCTCACTGCCCTCGCCATGCTTGTCACACACGACCCGCATGTTCTCGACGCGGCCCGTCCTGGTCCGATCCCCCACGAGGTGCAGCGTGTAGGGGTTGTTCACCCAGATCGCTTTCGCCTGTTCGGCCAGGGCGTTGCACTTGTCCCAAAGCCACTTTTCCCACTGTGCAGGTTCCATATCTCTCTCCCAGTTCAGTGACCGTGATCCGCAATCCCCCAAGGGGACATACCAGCCGGGCAGCTCGTGCCCCCTACTTCCCGCACCACGCCGTCGCCAGCCGCTTCTGACTCACCAGCATCCGCCGGAGCCGGGCAATCACGCCGCCCCAGCAGACCCGGCAGTACATGCCCCCACGATCCTCCCACAGCGCGACCCGCTCAGCCCTGCACCCCTCACACTCACCGTGTTTGGTGCAGCTGCCGCCCAGCATTCCCTGGACCTGCTCAATCCGTCGCTCAATACCGTTCATGATCGCTCTCCACGCCGGGTGGATTATCCATGGCGGGACCGGCCAATCCAGTCGCCGCCAAACTGCATCACCACACTTACTCTGCACACTCAAGACTTAAGGGCCCAGGACCTACGAATTCCAGTAGCACTCCACAACATCTATGTCACCTTAACAAATCCTCGCATTCCCTGGATTCCCTAGACTCTCAAGAGAATCCCGCCGCGGCCGCCGATCGGCACAAAATCCGCCGCAAATAGCCTTTTCCCTAGCGGTTAAGACTTAAGACTCACGCTCTCACCGCTCTCCCGCCGCAAACGATTTCCGGAAAACTTTGTCACCGCGGCAAAATCTTTGTCACCGCCGCGGCGATTCGGTCGTATAGTCTGGGCAGAAGGATCGACGCACCGAACCTCACACAAACTCTTCAGGTGACGACATGGAACAATCCACTCTCAATTGGCCAAAGATCCGAAACGCGATCCGCAAACGTCTTAAGCTTCGCGGGCTTCGCTCTCACGCTCTCGACGATGCGACGCAAGACGCGTGCGGGTTCGCGATTCTCGACATTCGATCGGGAACGGAACCGGGACTTGCGGTCTACCGCGCCGTCAGTCGAGCCGCTAAGGGCCACACGCTCACTTACTCCCCGAAACTCTCGGATCGATGGGAACGGGAATACGACCGCTCTTGCCGCGGATACTCGCCGAACGGCATGAGTCAGGCGTCACGCCGCGCCGCTCACGGTCTGCCGCTCTCCGGCGCAACGGTGCTGGAATGAGCGAATCCGAAATCATCGCTCTCGCCCGAGAATGGTTGCTCGAATGCTACCCGTCGCCGGAGTGTCAAGAAGACATTGCGGAAGCTTCTGACGACGTGATTCGCCGGGTTGTCAGCCGGGATCACGAGGGCGGTTGGAACGGATTTCTCGCTTGTCTTTGACACACCAGCGGCCGCGCCGACGGGGCGCCTAGGCGGGTTCGATTCCCGCGGCCGCTCTCCCGCCCGATGGATAATCCACCGGGGGGAATCACTCCCTCACAGGAATACGACGATGGCCAAGAATGCCAAGACCAGCACCGAAACCGCCGGCACCGACAATGACGGCAAGTGGTACGTGCGGAACGAATCCACCAAGAAAGTCGCCCCGTCGGCCGATACCGCGAAGATCGACGCGGAAATCGATCAGATCAACAAATCCTCACTCCCCGCGACGGTCAAGGCCGCGGCGATTGCAGGACTCCGCGCGGCTCAGGCGTCCGCGAAACCGTTCGCTCTCACAATCTGCAACGCTCGCAAAGAAGGGGCGATGGACCTGATCGAAGTGTCGGGCGGTTTCAAATCCAAGATGCTCTCGCCCAACGTCGTGGCGGCCATCGCGGAGAATGCGGCATTCGCGGCCAAGTTCGTGGCCGACTTCCGCGCGGCCGACTGAGCCCGTAGCACCGTCTGCGACACTGCGACAATCCGACTCCCTCACGCCCCTGCGGTCAATATGCCGTGGGGGCGTTTTGCGTTTCCCCTGCCCGCGGTGGGTTGACCGGAATTCCGTCGTCGCGATCCCGGAGCGATTCCAGATACGCCTGCTCTTCACGTTCACTACGCTCACGCGCGGCACGCTCTGCGGCTTCTGCTTCCGCGATCCGATCAAGTCTCACGCGCTCTTCGCTCTCTGCAATCCAGCGGTCAATCTCCGCCTGCTGTTCGGGTGTCTTCGCCGGTTCATGAACCGGGATAATCGACGCGCCCCAGTCGTCATCGAGCACCGCCGCAGCTTTCGGCACCTGGGGAATCACCTGGGGCGCTCTCTCTCCCTCGCTTTCCGCGCTCTCCCTCACCGCGGCCGCAATCCCTCGCTTGCCCGCGGCCGCTCGCATCGCATCACGGCACCATTCGCTCAGGGTCTGACTCTCGCGCTCCGCGGCGGCCTTGAACGCCGACAGCTCTGCGGCCGCCACCATGACGGTCAATCGCTCTCCCCGAATCAACGTTCGCGCTCCTGCCATCGCTCTACCCTCGCTCCCTTGCTCTCGCTCACCGAGGACAATCCAGCGTCCGCCTAGTGTTAATTCCACCCGGACCAGATAAATACCCTCATCCGGGCTTTTCGCCGCTCACATGCACATACCCTACACATACTTGCCCAATGAGACCAGATAGACGCCGCTGAAGACATGCACACACTATCCCCATAACGTGGTAATACCTGACTCACGGCACTACACACGGCATTGGCACGCTATTGGGCAATTATGTGCAGGTGAGACCTAGAGACGGCCTAGAGCGGCGGGGAGCGATCGGCGGATTCTTGAAAACCGAGGGAAAACCTACCGAAAACCCCCAATCTGCGTACACTGTGTATCTTACCCATTTTAACATGGCAGGGTTCCCCCCTGTAGGTGATACCCTGATTCGACATAAGTCTAGTGAAATGAGGGTATTGCGGATAGCGAATCGCAGGACTATGCCTGATTCTAGGTCGAAAGCGCCGCAGACCTGGTGATTGGTCGATCAGCGATCAGTGTAATGGGACGATCGCTATACAAAATGAGACGATGACGCGCGTTAAGATCGCAGATTCCGCGGGGAGACCAGGGGGGAGGGTGCCCCGCGCGGCCCGTGACTTGGATGTAGGTTCCTCGGGAAAAATTTTCCCCATAATTTCAGCCCTGATATCACGTTACGGCGTGAGTGTCCGGTTTCGTGTCCGCTTGTCCGGTTTGTCCGGGGCGCCGGGCGAGCTGGATCCTCGGTGTTTTTTCCGTTTTCCGGGGATGTTGGCGTGATGGAGGTTACATCGGTCGGCCTGGGTGGTGACAGGCCTGTTTTCAGGGGTTTTTGCGGTCGGTGGCAGCGTTCCGGACCGGATAATCCAGGGCTGGACCGGATAGGACCGGTTGGTTTTGCGCATCTGGTCCGACGTAAGCCCTTTTCCTTCTTATACTTATTCTTCTTAGACCAGATAGACCAGATAAAAGAAGAATATAGAAGGAGCAATAAGAGGGAGTATAAAGGGGAAGGAAAGGACATTTCCGGAAATACGTGAAGGCAGCGTGTCAGCAGCCGGTAAAAAGTGGGAGCGAAGTGGAAACCTCATCCGGTCCGGTCCGGAGAGGCACAAAATGAGAGGAGAGGCCCCCGGCTGGAAAATCCGGCATGGTGGTTGCTGGGGGCCGGGGGCGGTTGTTGACCCTGGCGCCGCTGAGGGGAATGATGCCGGCACCTGAGCGATCGTGCCGTCTCGACCCGGACAAACCGAGGAGCCTTCAGGGGGCGGAATCGACTGGGAGCGGCCGGGCCGACCGCGCGGGTCATTGACCGGGCAACTCGCTGGACCCTGAATCTCGCGGCGAGCCCCGGATCTACTCGAGCCAGAAGCTCCACCGCCAGATTCCGCCGTGGGTGATTCCGTCGCAGGCGGCGAGGATGAGCCAAAGCAGGGCCCAGACTCCGACGGCGAGCGCGACGGAGAGGATGATGTCGACCCAGGCCTTTCGGCGGTCTCTCCAGATCTGCACCGCCGGAAGTGCGAGCATCAGCAGCGGGACCACGATGCACATGCAGCGGAAGATGATGTCGAGGATTGTGTCACAGACGTTCTGCATGTCTCGCATGATCGCCTCAAGGGCTTGGGTCACGAGCGCGGCGGGTTAGCGTCGGGGTTAGCGGCGGGTCCATCATCAGGTTGGCCGCTCTTGAAATCCACCGGGAGTGGACTGTAGGGTGACTCGCGTCTAAGGCCGCGGTCGTGTGATCGGTGTTGAAGGGTGGGATGCGACCTGGGGCGAGGCTGGAAGTTCTGTGTAAGAGCATTCCAGGCGAGCGCCCTCGCCCCGGGTCGGATCCCGCCGGATGGAAAATCCCCGAGGCGCTCAAGGGGCGAGGTGTGAGATGGCTGAAGGAACGGCGACGGGAGTGACGACGGTCGGCAGTGCCAAGCCGGAATGGGTTTCGTGGATCGCCGGGATCGTCGAAGGGCTGCTGAAGTTCGGCGGCATCGTGATCACGGTGCTGGGCATCGTCCGCGAGATCATGGCGAGCGGTGCTCCGGCCGCCGGCGATGCGGTGGTTGTTGATTCTTCGACCGCGTGGCTGGTCGGTGGCGGTGCGGCCGCGGTTGCCCTGGGGATTCTGTTCGGCCAGTTCGGCTGGAATTTGATCGAGCGGGGATTGCGGGCGGCCGCGCGATATGTCGCCGGCAAGAACCCTGACCCGCGGCTGGTGAACACGATCGATTTCTCGGTGCTCGTGATCCTGAGCGAGACGCGGAAGGACGACGCCGCGGACATGGCGCACGTGAACGCGTTGATCGAGAGTGCTCAGAAGCGGCAGCGGGATGCGATTGCGGCGGTTGACGCGAAGAAAAAGTGAGGGGTTCCCCGCGATAAGTGGGTAGCTGCGTGGTCAAAAGTGTGGGGTTCAGGCGAAAAGTGGGGAGTCACGTGAACGCATTTCGACGATGGATCGCCCGGTGCTTTTGCGGCCAGAAGTCCACCTACAGTGGATCATCCAGCGAGCGGGCTTCGCGGTACGTCATGATCCCGTGGCTCGTCGTCGCCGCGATGGTTGTCGGCGTCGAGAGCGGTTGCCGGCGTCAGGTTGAGGTCTTCGAGCAGCAGCGGGACGAGGAGATCCAGCAGCTTCCGCCCGCGGTGGATCATCCCGTCGAGAAGGGGAAGGCCGCCGAGACTCAGACTAAGAAGCCGGTCAAGAAACCGGTGGCCGGCAAGTGCCAGATCCGCGTTCTGATCCGCGAAAAGAACACTCTCGCGCGGCGTGATTTGCCGTCCGCCCAGGTCGCACTGCTGGGTTCAACGATGCTCCGCGCGTGGTTCCGGGAGCACGACGTCATGTGGCGGCTTTGGCCCCAGGGTGTCGACGTCAGTTTCGAATCTTCGGCCTGGCAGGATGCGGAGAAGCTGCCGTGCGGTGACTACCCGTGGGTGTTCATCAGCAACGGCGGATCGACGACGGACTATTCGGGCCCGTTGCCGAAAGATCTGCCGGCGATGCTCGAGCTGCTCGAGTCGTTCGTCTGTGCTCCGGCATCGGGGACTGGCGAGGAAATCGAGCCGGCGACGGATCCGGTACCGCGACGCGGCGAGGCGCCACGGCCGCCGGTCAGTGAGCCGATCGAGCCGGCCGAAGAGGGGGAGGAGATCGAGCAGCTGTTCGACATCCCGCCGAGTTTCAAGGTCCAGGTGCTGGAGTCCGCCGCGTGAACGTGAAACCTGTCACCGAGCACGAGGAATTTCCGGTCTACGACGAGCGGAATGCTCACGAACTGGAGCAAGAGTACGTCGTCGACGGCGTGACGCTGGGTCGCGGCGTGAAGCAGCGGGACTGGGCGGTCGAACCGTGCGGTAGCGCCCCATGCGCACCGACTCTCGAAGCGAAGGGGATCCAGAAGATTGACCGCGCCGAGTGGCCGGAGCGGATCGCCGACCGGAAGAAGTACGGCGCCATGCTGTGGAAAACGGCCAAGGACGCCGGCGTCAAAATCAAATTCCAGTCCAACACGAATTTCTGCTGGTCGAATGCGGTCGCCCACGCGATCGAGGCCCGGCGGGCTGATCAGGGCCAGCCGACCGTCGAGCTCTCCCCGGCGTCGGTGGCCTGCAAAATCACCGGCTTCCGCAACTCCGGAGGCTGGCCGCTCAAGGCCGCGCGGTATGCGGCCGCGCACGGGTATGTGCCGGTCGATCTTTGGCCGGCCAACTCACTCGATGACGTTCACGACACGCCGCTGGCCGATGCTCAGCGGAAGCGATTCCAGATCGATCAGTTCGTTGACCTGAAGCAATTCTCATTCGACGAGCTGATGACCTGCGTCCTGCTCAATATCCCGGTCGCCACGGTCTACATGTGGTGGCGGCACGTCGTGACCGCGATGGACCCGGACATCATCGACGGGCGGTACATGATCCTCCACGACAACTCGTGGGGCCGCACCTGGAACAAGACCGGCCGGTTGTACCTGGCCGAAGACAAAGCACGTCCCGACGAGGCGATCGGGTGCTGCCTGACCACTGCCGCCTAACGAAAGGAATTGCGATGACCAGGAAGTTTCTCGCGTTCGCAGCCGCGATGGTTGCGGCAACGGCGATCCACTGCGCGTACGGCGATGACCAACAGCTTTTCAGCCCACCGGACAACGCGAGCGTTGCGCCGGAGCCGAAAATCGATACGCCTGCAGTCACGATCACACCGCTGTCCGAAAAGGAGTTCGAAAAATTCGCCGAAGAGCAGGCGAAACTGAGGGCGACAACCGCCCCGGTGGAACATCCCGTCTCCAAGGCGGAGCTGCTTCCCGATGGACGGTACTCCGCCGAAGTGCAGTTGCCCGACGGCGAGGTGATCAAGGTGAAGATCGCCAAGGCGGCGCCGGCCAAGGCCCCGACCGCGAAGCCGAAAGCGGTGGAGCTCAAAGCCGGCGAGTGTCTGATCGACGGGAAGAAGGTCGTAATCGCCGAGTACATCGCGAAGTGGTACGACAGGAATCATCTCGCGACCGTCAAAAACGTGACGATCGAGAGTCACCTGAAGTATCACGGCGTTTCAGGGATCGATCTCAATACCCTCGACTCCGCCACGAAGCACATGCTTCATTCGGCGATGCACGAAGAGGAGCGACGATCCGGGAAGCGGCACGGCGAGCGACAGGTTGTGAAGACTCACACCGTTGTTGTGACGCCCGCGCCCGCACCGGCTCCCGCGCCCGAGGCACCTCCGCCGCCTGCTGATCCTGGGGAAGAGGCCGCGCCTGCCCCCGCGCCTTCGCCATCGCCCGTCGTGGGCAATTGCCCGAACGGGAATTGTGCAAAGCCCAACGTCGTGTACCAGAAGCAGAAGAAAAGGAGCCGGCGCGGCTAGGAAAAACCGGGGCGGTGTCGGCGAGCTCACTCCTCGACACCTTCCGGCCGAGTCCCCACATCTCGGTTGTTCCGACTCCGCCCCGGCTTTCATTTCACGGACCGAACTATGGAACCGCGCGACTTTCTCTCGATGACCGTGATGGCATTCGGCGCCGTCGTCGAGGAGCCTGCGCCGAAGCCGCGCCGCATGGGGGCTCCCGAGTCCGGTCCGTGGTACCGCGAGGTCAAAGGGCTCAAGGCCTTCGAGCCGATGATCCGGAAGTTCGTCGACGACGGAAACCGGATCTACGTGAAGGAGTACTCGAGCTACGCCAAGCTGATCCCGCCGCTCCGGCCGACCGAGACCACTCTCGACGTCACGCTTGCGTTCAGCCTGTTCGGGTCCGAAGAGCAGCGGCCGACGTTGCACCTGCCCTACTCGGACACCGACCCGCGCGAAAAGGCGCTCTGCACGAATCAATGGGTGAAGTACGGGGCGGGTGAGTTCCGAACGGACGTCAGCAAGCTCGTGCCGCTCTTCACGCGCGAGGGCGACGACATCGTTCTGAATCTCGATGCCCAGTTCCGCGTGAAGGTCTGGCAGGATGCGGGACCGATCCGCCGATTCTTCGGCCGGCTGATCCAGGGGATCACCGAGACGCGAATGCGCCGGATCGTCATGACGCCGGAGTACTGGGACGTCCAGGTTGATGGTCGTGTACGAAACAACGTGATCCCAAGGCTGGTGCCGAAATGAAAGAGACCGAGCGCAAGTACTGCCCGAAGTGCGAGAAGAATGTCGAGGCATCGATCGACAAGCCGCACCACTGGGCCAACGGGTTGGCGTCGGTAGTCACCGGTGGTTTGTGGCTGCCTGTGTGGGGCGCGATTGCCTACAAGAAAAAGGGCAATCCGTACGTCTGCCCGAGTTGCCTGGGCGATTGCACGGATTACCGACCGCAAAAATGACCGCCGTCCAGCACACTTCTCTGTTCTGGCTGCTGGTGATCGCTCACTGCGTATTCATGGCGGCCGCTGAGTCTCGTTCGGGTTCCCGCAATAAACCCTCTTGAGGCAAGGATTTTCCAGCCATGGCGAAGTTCAAGCGCTCTGCGGATTCCGTCGATGCCGTCCAGTACCTCCGCGACAAGTCCAACGTCGCCGAGATCCTCGAGTTCACACTGGCCGCCGGCGGCAAACAGGAACCGGATGCAAAGGACGGGGTGCTCGTGCTGAGCTGCCCTGTCGGCGTCGTTCACCTGGCGCCCGGTGAATGGCTGATCTCTCCTGAGCGTGGCCGGCTCGATCGAATGCCGTCGAAGATGTTCGACGAGCGATACGAGGTGGTTCATGTCGAAACGCCCCCGCTGGATAATCCCAACGATCCGCCGAGCGACGCGGGCGACGATCCCGCTGCTGGTTCTCTCAGTGCTGGCGATCCCCTGTTCCCCAGCGGTGGAGGCAGCGAAGCCGCGGCAGTCGAACAAGACGCTGAAGCTGCAGAACAAGAACCTTCGGCTGTCGACCAAGCACCAAAACTCGGTTAATGGCGTCACACTCGCGAAGTGGCAGACGCGGATGTATCGCGCGAAAACCGCCGCGAACGTCACAACACCCTTGGGATTGCTGAGTCCCTGGGGCCTGATCGGCGCCCTGTTCCGGTGAACGAAGCCGCGCGACAAACATCGCGCAGCCCTCTTCAGAAATTTTCTTCGAAAAAGTTTTGAGCACTCTCCGGCACCTCTCGTGCGCTCACGGGTAGCCCTCCTGCTGGCCGGGACTTTCCATCCGCGCGACGCTCCGGATTTTTGTTCGATACTGCATTTCCGCGGCTATTGTTCGCTCCCGTCAGGCACGCTTGTGCCTGCGAATTCATGAACAAGACACGCCGAGTGCAGGTACTGCGATGGTGAAAACCAACGCCAAAAAGACCGCCAAGTCGGACTTCAATCGTGCCGACTACATCACCATTAAAGAGTTGATGGAGCTCGCTGATCGCTCGGAGAGGTGGGCTCGTGCTTGGGCCCGCAAGCATCTCGCCGACACGGTGTGGATCCCGCTCACTCGGCAGCGACTGATTCTTCGCGCTGCCGTTGATCGTGAACTGCAGCCCGAGTGCGTGTAGCGACTGCTGACTCTCGACGTTTTTCGATCTTTCGTCTCGGTTCGGAACGCGCTCTCATGTCCCTCAGCGATCTCGATTTTGACACTGCCGAGTCCTTCTCTGCCGCTGATCCGCTCGCGGACTTCACGTTTGAGGATGACTCGTCTCTCGACCTGCGGGCGCCGCATCGACCGGTCGGAAACTCACCGATGATCGCGAGCGGCGGGTCCATCGTGGCCGCCGAAGATGCGCTCCACCTCGCCGCTGTTGACGAAGCCGAGGATGCGGTCGACGAACAACTGTTCTACTTCGACCTTGAGACAATCCCCGACGAGAGTCGGCTCGACTCATTCGGCTTGGAGCCGATCGGCGAGCTGAAGGAAACGCCGGTGGAAACACTGTATTCGGCCGAAGAGTTTGTCTCGCAGGATCTCAAGGCGGCCAAGGGCTACTGCGAAGGGAAGATGCCGCCGCTCGAGTGGATCGACTCGGTTCGCCTCGCGGAGTCTCAGCAGAAGAAGCCTCGCGCTGGCATCGAAGAGCTGATGAAATCCCTGGAAGCCGCGCGTGATGCGGTCACCGCCGCCGTCCCCGAGCGCGAAAAGCTCCTAAGCGTCACGCCCGAATTCTGTCGGATCGCGGCGATCGGATTCTCGACGGGAAGCGGGAACCTCGAATCAGTGCTGTTCAATACGATCGATCAGGAGCGGCAGTTTCTCGCTCAGTTCTGGCAAATGACGTCCGGCCGCCGGTTCGTCGGGTTCAATATTCTGTCGTTCGATCTGCCGGTGCTGCTGGCCAGGTCGGTGATCCTGGGTGTGAATCCCGGCCGCTTGATCAGCCTGTCACCGTACACGAATCGCGACGCGCTGGACCTGATGCGTGTGCGGTTCGGCAACATGACGCCGAAGGGGATGGGCCTGAAGAAGCTCGCCCGGATCTACGGGATCGAGGTCCCGGCCGGCGACGTCGAGGGCGATCAGGTCCTGCACATGTACCGGGCCCAGCAGTGGGAACGGATCAACGCCTACGTCCAGTCGGACGTGTTTATCACCCGCGCTCTGCATCGGAAGTGGCGCGGGAAGTTCTGCGATTAGGAGCCGCAACCGCCATGGCCAGCCACAAGATAAAACTGTCCACCCTCCACGACATCGACAAGGGTGTCGCGGAAATCCTCTTCGATCGCGAGATCGCGAAAGCGATCGCCGACTGCCGTGACCGCGCGGCGCTGCAGAAGCCCCGCGAGGTCACCCTCAAGGTGCGACTCGTTCCGCACCAGAACGATCCCGAAGACGTGATCGTCACGTTGGAGGTGACTCCGTGCAAAGTGCCGGGGTCCGTGTCCGACCCCGTTCGGATGCAGACCAACGGCAAGAACGAGGCCACGTTCCAGTCCGAGTCCAATGACAATCCGCATCAGCCCGATCTCGGATTCGAGACGGCCGGCGATGCGGAAAACTAGGAGTAACCCACTGCCATGATTCGCGACGCTCTTGAGCTGATCCAGAAGACCGCCCGCGAGGCGGCCAAGTCCACCACGCAGGCAATCCCGCACGAAAGTCGCCGGGTCCTGCTGCTGCAGCCCGATGGAGGTCACACCTTCATTGACACGCCCATCCACATGGTCGCCGGTCTCGATCGCATCGGGTCGGTGTACGAGTGGAGTAATCGTTGGGCATCTGAGGTCAACGCCGCATTCTTCTTGTCCCAGGAAAAGCTGGTGCTCGTGAAGGATGTGGCCGATCGTCGCGAACGCGTGTACTGCAACCTGGAGCTTACGGACCACGCGCAGCGACTCCATCGAGTGACGTCGTACTCCCAGGAATCGTTTCTGCAGCTTCTGCGGTTCGATTTCGCCGAGCGAGTGGACAAGGTGCTCATTGACAAAATCAAGGGCATCAAGTTCAAGGCGTCGACTGAGGGTGAATCCCAGGTCGGACACCAAGGGGCGAATGCGTCGATCGGACGCTCAGTTCAGATCGAGGCGCTCGTCGGTGGCAGCATCCCCGACACTGTGATTGTGCGGGTGAAGCCCTACGAAGCACTCGACTTCGAGGAAGACGTTGTGTGTGCGGTGGTGATTAACGTCGAGCATCGAAACTTCTCACTCAAGCCCATCGGCGATGAGTTCGAAGATTGCATTCGCGGTGCCCTCGACACGGTTGCGGCAATGCGAATTGAAGGTCAGCCGCCGCTCTTCTTCGGATCGGTCAACGACTGATCCTGCTGATTGAGTGAGTCAGGGATGCGGTTGTAGCGCCGGAGCATTGGCCCGCACTTTGGTGCTCCCGCATCCCTGGATTTTTGTTTCACACGTTGGTTCGGGATCGCGGTACGCGCAGAAAGAGGTTCCAGATGGCTGCAACAGGTGCTCCCGCCAAGGCTCCGCTTTGGCCGAAAGGCGTGAAAATCCCGTTCATAGTCGTGAGCGGTGAGTTCGGGTCCGGCAAAACGCTGTGGCTCCTCAGTATCGATCACCGGTCCTTCATCATCTTCGACTTCGAAGGATCCGCGGAGACCTATGAGGCAGGCCTGGGCATGACCCGAGTCACCTCAACCGAAGAGCTGATCGCCTGCACGGCGGCCTGTGTTCGGGTCGACATGAACGCCGCGATGCTGCGGATCAAGGCGGATGGCAAGTGGACTGCTCTCGATCGGTACCTGCTGTTCATCAAGTTTGTGTCTGTGATCCCGGCCGGCCGGTTCCGTGTGTGTGCCTGCGACACCGCGTCAGAAATCGAACAAGGCCTGATGGATTACGTGCGCTCGAATCCGTCGCAGTTCAACTACACGCCCGCCCAGTTCGCGGGTTCCGTGGCCCTCTTTATGGGCGCGGTGAAGACCTACATGAAGAAGGTTTTTGGCGACATCATCACGCGATTCGAGACGACCGGCTGCACCGTCCATATGCGGGACGTGTTCAAGAACGGGAAGCCGACCGGCGAGCGCGAGGCCAAGGGCAAAGAGACCCTGATGGAGCTGGCCAGCCTGTACCTCGAACTGGAGCGGGCGCCCAACACTCAGGAACCGAGCGGAAAGAAGATTAAGGATCGGGTCAGCTTCTTTGCTCTCGACGGTGACGGTGAACTTTCACCCCAGACCGTCCTGCCTCCGCGAATGCCGCGATGCACTCCCGGTCAGATCCGCGCGTACATCAACAACCCGCCGGATTTTTCGAATCTCGCTGCTGGTGAGCGGGTGACCCGCAAGTCGCTCAGCGACGACGAGAAGCTGAAGATTGAGGCTCAGATCGCATCGGACCGCGCGGCCGCGGCCGTTGCCCAGTCTCAGATGGCCGAAACGATGGCGGCGTCGGGGGCCCGGGTCGCTCAGGCCCAGGGAGTGGCCGCACCAGCAGCGGCAACCGCACCGCAAACGGATGTTCCAGCGGGGGGCGGTAACTCGCCCGCCAGCATTGCCCCCGCTGGATCATCCGCCCCGATGATGATGCACCCGCCGACGGCCGGATCGGGCCCGGTTCCCGTGAGTGATCAGCCGTCACCGCAGCGGACCGAGGAACAGATCGTCTCCGAGCGGCAACAGAAGCTGCTCGTCGAGGCGGCCAATCTCAAGAAGGGATTGGATCTCGGCCCGGAACAGTGGGACGTGCTGCTGACCAAGCTCTCCGCGCCGATGGATCCGGCGACCGGAAAGCGGACCGCTCGCCTGCTGAGCGAACAGAGTCTCGAGCATCTCACCAACTACCTGCAAAAGCTGGTCGTGAAGCGTGAAGAGGCGGCGATGGCCAACAGTGCGGAAGAGGCTCTCAACCGCGCGGCCGCGTCGACTACCCCGCCTGGAACATCCCAGACGCCTGCTGCGGCTGGGGCCCTCGCGGGAAACGCATAAGCCCGGTTCAGCCGTGGGGGCCTGAACCGGAGAAGTGGTTTCCTCTGTTTCGTGATTTCGTCCAAGCGCACGACGCAGAGGCTGTTTATCGAATCGGCTTGGAAGTTTTGGGGTATCCGCCGACCTGGGCTCACCAGATGCCTGAGATCGCCACGGTGACCGCAGCCTACGGGAATAGCAAATGAACGCACCTGTTGATTCGAACATGGATGACTGGGGCGCGGCGTCCGGCGTCACGCATGACGATCTCGCCATGGACACGGATGGATACGACGCGTCGTCGGGCGGCTTTGTCGACCGGCCTGGAACGTATCACCTCGCCGTCGAAAGCTGGGAAGAGGAGCGAGCGAAGATCGACAAGACCACCGGCCAGCCCGAGACCCAGAAGATCGAGCTGAAAATCAAATGCCAGGTCATGAACACGATTCAGGGGCAGTCCCCCCGCGGCACGATCTACACCCAGCGCATCACGATGCGGGACAAGGACGGCAGCCGTCCGGAATGGGTGGTGAAGCAATTCGCCAACTTCTACTGCGGTGCCGGCATCTGCAGACGCGTCGAAAAGGACGGAAAGCAGGTCCTCGTCGCCCCTGGGGTTGATGCCGCCGGGCAGCCGACCTGGACGACGAAGATCAACCGCGCCGTGATCGACATGATCATCGGCCGGCAGTTCTGGGCTCCGATCCGGGAACGCGAGTACGAGGATCGGACCGGGACGAAGAAGAAGTCCTACGACACGAACTTTGCCGAGGTCTTCCCGCTCACCGATCCGAAGTTCGCTCACCTGCCGTCCGGCACGCCAGAAGAGCTGGCGTACGCCGGGTGTCACCGGGTCAACGGGGTGATCGTCGCGATTCCCCAGGGCGGCATGGCCCCCGCGGCACAGGCTGCACCCGTGGCGACAACCGCGCCGGCTGCACAAGCCCCCGCTGGAACATCCCCGGCCGCTCCCGCGGCCCAGGCGGCCAACGTCAATCCGCTCGCGGATCTCTAGTCAATTCCCGCCGGGTGTTCCGGCGGTGTTTTTCTCAAGCGCTCTCTGTTTCAGCCAACGTGTGGAAGGAGTCGGTTTATGAAACGGAAAAGGTTGTGGATGGCCATGCTGCTCTTCGCGCTGACGTCCCCGGTTGTCGCACAGACGGCCGCGGAGAAGCGCGAAGAGCGGCAAGCCGAGAGACAGGAACGTCGCGAAGAGCGGCGCGAGGAGCGACAGAACAACGGGAATGGAAACCCGCCCGGCAACAATGGAGGGAACAACGGGGGCAACAACGGCGGAGGAAACGGGAACGGCGGCAACAACAACGGTGGCAGCATCGTTCCGAACAATCGCGTCGAGATCAACGGCGATCTCGATGCGACTCCGCCGGCCGTGAACGGCACGCAGGGGCAGGACTTCCGCGACTGGCTCGCCGGTCTTCGGGAGCTGAACCGACGCATCACCGACGACACGGGCCTGGGGCCGCTTCACAATGCTCCCAACGGGAACATCCAGGCGGTCTCCTGCATCGCGTGTCACGATGAGGTCGGGGCTTCCCAAACGGTCAGTTTCTTGGGGCCGGATGGGCAGGTCCAGCGGTTCTCGACGGATCTCAACGTCGACCCTGAAGAAGTCGACGCTGACGACCGACGGGCGGCGGCCGGGAACATGCGAGGGATTGGATTCGCGTCGGCTCTGACCGATGCCACGATCCTCGCGATCCAGGCCCGACAGGCGACTCTGCAGCCGCTGATCACTGGCCGGGCCCGCATCCTCCCAGGCGGCGGCGTCGGACGCATCGGAAAGCGGTGCCAGCACGAAGAGACGGAGGGCTTTGTCGCAGAGGCGGAAGTCGAGGAGCTGGGACTTGAAGGAGCGGAATCCAGCGCTCGACGTCAGTTCTTGCTCACTATCGGCATCGACCTGACCGCACCTTTCGCACCGGTTGTTCCACAGTCCCTGACCGATCGCGCGATCGTGGCGACTGGACGAATGCTGTTCAACACGCTGGGTTGTGCGTCATGTCACGATCGCATCCAGAGGACCGGCCCTCACGAGTTCGCCTCATTGGCGAACCGCTTGATGCAACAGGAGCCCTGGAGCGACTGGCTGCTGCACAACATGGGCGAAGCCGGCCCCAAGTCTGGCGGCGACGGTGCTGTGGATCAGGACGGTGAGCCTATCGGTGACGGATGGGCCAGGACCGAGCCGCTGTGGGGGTTCTCAAAGAAGGACTTCGCATGGCATGACGCTCGCATCACTGGGGGCACCCCGGAGGATCGTGCCGACCGAGCGATCGAGTTGCATGGGGCAACGGGCTCCCAAGCGAGGGCGTCGTTCCTTCTGTACGACGCCTTACCACAGGTCATGCAAAGAGCCGTTCACGCGTTCGTAGCGACGCGGTGACATAGCCGGAAACCGCCCGGCCCGTGGTTCCTGTTCCTTGACGGGGATCCAGGACGAGACGACGCGGGCCGGGCCGGTTCCTGTAGCCACAAAAATCCCACGAAAAGTCCACACGCACACGAGTACTTCGATGCCACCGATGCAGCAGCAGGGCGGACGAGTCATTGATCCGAGCGACCCGATGGTCCAGGCCATGCTGCAGGAACAGCAGGTCAAACAGAGGCAGGCGGCCATTGACTCCTTCTGCCTCAACACCGCCGCCCAGATTTACTCGAGAATCGTCGCGGGGAAGTACGTCACGCCCGACGACAAGCCGCCGTTCGAAGACCTTCGGCAGTACGCGGCTGATGCCAAGAGTGCTGCACTCGCGCTCGCCGAGGCGTTCGGGATGGTGACTCTCGAAACGAAGCCGCAGATCCAGCACGGGGGATAGTCCGCCCGGCTGGAATATCCCAAGGCCACTCACACAACTCTTCCAGGAGACTTCAATGCGACGACTCACAAGCCACAAGGTCAACGGTCTCAATGAGTGCATCGAGATCGAAGTCCAAGACGAACGTGGTGACGGTGGCGCGAATCACCTGTACCAGATTCGCGGAGTGCAGGGACCGCTTGATCATCACCCGATTCCGACGATCGATATTCGGTTCCAGAACGGTCCGCTTCAGGAAGTCGGGGCGAACGGGATCTCGAACGAGGCGCTGCTGGCTGTCGTCATCGACCGGATGCGCGGTTTCGAGAGTGGGCAGTTCGCTTGCCGGGAAAACGCACTGGCACTGAACAAACTCGAAGAAGCGATGATGTGGCTTCAGAAGCGGACGCGAGATCGCATGGACCGAGGCGTCGAGGGGACGCACCAGAAGTAAAGAGTCTTGCCGCCGTGATCGTAGCCGATAGCGGCGGGGAGACGACCCCGCACAGTGGAACTGAGACGCAAGGGGTTGCGGTCGGTAGGAGTCATGCCGACGGGGTTTGTTTTCTAAGAGTGCCTGAGATCCATGGAAGTCATCCTCGCAACATTCCGGAAAATCGCCTGGCAGGCCGACGACTCGCTGTTCGTCATGGCCAGCTGCGAAATCGGGATCGAGAAGATCACGATCAAGGGGGATGCTCCCGAGGACGGGTTCGTGCCTGGGATGCCGTACAACTTCTACGGCTACTGGGACGAGCCGCACCCGAAGTGGGGCCGACAGTTCAGGTTCAAGCAGTTCGTCAAAGCCGAGCCACTCACGCGCGAGGGCGTCGTCGCGTATCTCTCGCGGTTCACTCCGATCAGCTACACGCAGGCTTCGAAGCTGTGGGAGAAGTTCCAGCAGCGGACGGTCGAGGTGCTCCGCGAGACTCCCGAGGAATGCCTGTTCCTGCCGCGCATCACGCCTGAGAAGCTTAAGGAAGCCCAGGTGATCCTCCGGGCGATGAAGGCCACGGAGTCGGTTCGGATCGAACTTGTCGAACTGCTCGAGGGGAAGGGGTTTCCAAAGACGCTGGTCGGCGCCGCGGTCGACCGATTCGGCCTGCACGCCGCTCGCAAGATCCGCCGCGACCCGTTCTGCATGTTGGCCGCCAAGCTCCCGGGGTGCGGATTCCTGCGGTGCGACCGCCTGTTCATGGAATTCGGCCTGAAGCCCGATCGACTCCGCCGGCAGTTTTTCGCGCTGTGGTACGGGCTCCGCGAAGGGCAGGACGGTCACACGTGGTTTGGTACCGAGTTCTGCCAGGAGATTCTCCGGAAGTACCTGAGCGGCGTCGGACCGGTGGGTGTCGACTTCGGCCGCGCGGTCAAACTGGGCGTCAAAGCAAAATGGCTCGCCGGCCGTCGAGACGAGAAGGGGACGGTCTGGATCGCTGAGGCAACGAAAGCAGGATCGGAAGCAACCGTCGCCCGCCGAGTCGCCGAGCTGTCCAAGGGCGAGAACAAATGGCCCGCTCTCGAAGAGCTTGAGGGAATCTCAGAGCATCAGGGCGAGGAGTACTCCAAGGCGACGGCCGGGCCGGTCGGACTGCTCGCGGGAGTGCCCGGCACTGGAAAATCCTACCTGTCGATCGCGGTGATTCGGGCCTTGCTGAAGAAGTTCCCCGGGCTCGTTTGCGCGTGCTGTCCGACCGGCAAGGCCGCGATCCGACTGACGTCGGCCATGGCGAGAGACGGCGTGTCGTGCGCGGCCGCGACGATCCATCGAACCTTGGGTCCCCAGGAGAACGGCCACGGTGGGATGGACTGGGGGTTCATATACGACCGCAACTACCGGTTGCCGTTCCTGTTCTACATCGTCGATGAAACATCGATGCTGGATACGTCACTCGCGGCGTCGCTACTGAATGCCCTGCCGGATGGCGCTCACGTGCTGTTCGTTGGAGACCCGAACCAGCTTCCGCCGGTCGGCCACGGGGCACCGTTCCGCGACTTGATTTCAGCGGGCCTGCCGTACGGGAAACTCGAAGAGATTAAGCGCAACTCCGGTCTCATCACTGAGGTATGCCGGGCGATCCGAATGGGCGAGTCGTGGCGGGCGCCGACGCAACTCAGCCTCGTGAACGGCCATAACGTGATGAACGTCCCGGCCAGTTCGCCGAGCGCGATCATGGACAAGGTGCAGGGGCTCATCTCCTCCGTCGGTGGGATGCGGCACAACGGGAAGCCGATCAACACGATCTGGGACGTCCAGGTCCTGTGCGCGGTCAACTCGAAGTCCGAAGTCGCCAAATCAAAGCTCAACGTGCTGGTCCAGAACATCGTCAACCCGAACGGGAAGGGCGTGAAGACCCACAAGTTCCGGGTCGGGGACAAGGTGATCTGCAGCAAGAATTCGCTGATGACTGTCGTCGTGAAAGGCTACGACGGCTGGAAGCCCGTCATGCTCGACAAGAGCCTGGGCAATGAAGGGATTGAAGGGGACGACAAGCGGGGCAGTGGGAAGAAATCCAAGGGCCGCCGCGAGACCAAGAAGGATCTGATCGCCAACGGGGAGATCGGCGAAGTCGTCGACGTCGAGGACAAGCAATTCGTCGTTCAGTTCCAGGCCCCCGACCGCGCGGTCAAGGTGCTGGTCGGTGGGAAGCCCCCAGCTGGAAAGTCCAAGGGGAAGGATGATCCAGTGGGCGGATCGCTGTTCGGCGATGACACCAACGGGGATCCGCCGGCCGACGCGGAGGAAGACGTCGGTACCGGCTGCGACTTCGATCTCGCTTACGCCGTTTCGTTCCACAAATCACAAGGGTCACAGTGGCCGATCGTGCTGCTCGTGGTCGACGACTCCGGGTCCGCCCGTCGAATCGCCTGCCGCGAGTTCTGGTACACGGGGTTCAGCCGCGCGGAGCTGGTCGACGTGGTGATCGGCGACGTCGGGGAGATTCACCGGCAGTGTCGTCGCGTGAGTCTGGTCCAGCGCAAGACGTTCCTGAAGGAGCGGATTGAGGTGCTGGCGAAGGCGGAGAATGTGGAGGCGGTGACGGCATGAGTCTTCAAGCGGTTCAAAACACCGAAGAGGCAATCGTTCAGAGTGCAACCAAGGCGCTCTCCGACGCTGGATGGGAGATCGGGCGTCGCGCAGCGGAGTGGGAGCGATTCCATTCCAAGGGCCGGAAGATCGAAGACTTCGCGGCCATGATCGGCTGCGACCACAAAACGGTTGCCGATCGCCTCAAGGTCTTCTCTGTGTTTCACCTGCTGAGGGACCAGTTTCCCAATCTCCGATGGATTCACTTCTACTTCGCGCTCGACTTCGCGCGTGGCGAGGACATCGAGTGCCTGAAGTGGGCCAACGAGATGGACGCGACGCCCGCCGAAATGAGGGCGTGGTGTCGGGCTCAGAGAGGCTACCCGCTCGACGAGACAGAGGCCGAGACGAAACCCAAGCGCCCACGCAAAAAGAACCCGCTGCACGGAAGCACCGATGGACAAGTACGAGCGACTGCTGACTCTTGACGAAGCCACCGCGGAAGCCCGCCGCCAGGCCCGGTTCTGGTGCGAGGCGTTCGTCGTGATCCGAGTCGGGGAAGACAAGCACAAAGTCATGAAACGGGAGATGGCCGAGGCTGGTCAGCACGGCACGAACCTGTTCTCCGTCCGGTCGGATGGAGTGATCGAACTTTACGATTACCGCGGAAAAGCCGTGTCTCCGGACGGGGCAAAGGTCAGAGAAGAATCACGAGCCCGACAGGGGCTATGATCCGAAGTCCACGCCCGGTGGATTGTCCAAGATGGCCGATTTCGTCACCTGCCCATTCACGATCGTGATCGATTCCCGGGAACAGGCCCCATACCTGTTCACCGGGTTTCGTACGCCGAAGTCCCAGGGCGCAAAGCCGATCCTGGTCAACACGGTCGTCAAGGCCTTGGCGTCCGGCGACTACTCGATCGAAGGGCTGGAACACGAAATCTCCGTCGAGCGGAAATCAAAGGAAGACCTGTTCGGCACCCTGGGCAGCGGCCGCGAGCGGTTCGAGCGCGAGTTCATGCGGCTGAACGTAATGAACTTCGCCGGTCTCGTGATCGAGTCCACGGAGCCGGAGATCCACCGACGGCCGCCGGAGTTCTCGCGACTGCTGCCCAACACGATCAGCGGCACCGAGGTGGCATGGTCTCAGCGGTACCGGAACGTCCACTGGTATTGGGTCGGGTCGCGAATCGGCGGGGAGATGAAGACTTACAAGATTTTGGAGAGGTACTGGAAGGATAGAGCTGATCGGATGGTGAACCAATGATGCGACGATCACCTTCAATCAAAGGCTCGATGATCGACATTGAGCACGACGATCTCGTCACGGTAGCCGAAGCTTTCAAGTTTCTTCCTCGCCAGCCGAGTCAAGCAACTAGATGGAGATGGATTCGTAGAGGCGTGCGTGGCGTTCGACTTGAAGCAGTTCAGGTGAATGGCGTTTGGTGCACGACGATGCGGGCAGTCGACGCCTTTATCCGCGGACAGACGGAAGTGGTGCTTGGAGCAAGTTCCCAACAAGGAGGTGTCAATTGTTAGTTCTCAGCCGCAAAGTCGGGGAAGTCATCAAGATCGGCGACGACATCGAACTGATGATCGTTCGCATCGGTCCCAACACCGTTCGAATCGGTATCTCGGCGCCGCGGGAACTGAACATCGTGCGCGGCGAGCTGATCGCGGTGAACGCGCCCGAGGCCGCCCCGCTGGATCATCCCGTTGTCGAAGAGCAGAAGGAGCCGACGTCGCCATGAAGAAGAAACCGAAGTTCGTCTACTTCCAGGGTGAGAACGGCGAGTGGTTTTTCCACTTCGCTGCTGCCAACGGCGAGATCATGTTCCCCAGTGAGGGGTACACGCGCAAGGTCAGTTGCCTCAAGGCGATCGCGAGGATCAAGCGCGAAGTCGGCGGGGCTGTGGTTGTGGAAGACAAGCGGTGAGCATTGCCATGGACTCCCCTCTGAAATGGCACGGTGGAAAGCACTACCTCGCGCCCAAGCTTTGGGAGATCGCGAAGTCGATCCCGCACGTCCACCGCGTCGAGGTCTTTGGCGGCAGCCTGGCCTTCACGCTGGCCACGGAACCTGAAGGGTACAGCGAGGTGGTCAGCGACGCGAATGGCAAGCTGATGAACTTCTGGAGCGTGCTGCGGAACCCAGACCTGTTTCCAGAATTCCAGCGGCGGTGCGAGGCGACTCCGTTTTCCGAGTCGCTTTACCGGGAGTGTGGGTTGATTCTGGAGAAGGAGATCGAATCGCCGGCACCCAGGTGGCTGGCCATCGAGCACGCTCATGCGTTCTTTGTGTTTTGTCGCCAGTCGATGGCCGGTCGCATGAATGGCTTCGCGCCGCTCACGAAACGCCGCGTCCGCCGCGGAATGAACGAGCAGGTGTCGGCATGGCTGACGACAGTCGAGGGCCTGCCAGTGGTCCACGAGAGGCTGAAGCGGGTTGTCGTGCGCCATCGCGGGTTCGATGAGCTGATTCCATCCGAGGACAAAGAGAGCACGCTGTTCTACTGCGATCCGCCGTATCTCCACGAGACGCGCAGCACGACGACTGAGTACGGCAAGTTCGAGATGAGCGAGAAGGAGCACATGCTTCTCCTCAAGCGGCTCGCGGCGTTGAAGGGCAAGTTCATGCTCTCCGGCTATCGCAGCGAGATGTACGCACAGTTTGCGGAGTCGTTTGGCTGGCGCAGGATCGACTGGGACCTGCCGAACAACTCCGCAAGTGGCGCGTCGAAGGAGCGGAAGACGGAATCACTGTGGCTCAATTTCTGAGAATGCAATGCTCCCTCCAAAGGAATTCATGACCGTCCGCCAGCCACCGCGATCCCGCCTCTGTGGTGCGTGCGTCGGTGCGATCGCCACAGGCAAGACTCTCGAGCAAGTACTCGACGAGTGGGATTGGCGAGTGCTGGCTAGTACGACCGGCATGAATCAGTTCCTGGCCGCGCACGGGATCACAATGGGGGTAGCGCTCGATGGCGGAGACGATCGAATTCTCCGCCGTGAGGTGAACGTCACACTCGATCCGTCGAAGCTTCCGGCCCTGATTTGTGTCAAAAGCGATTCGGAGCCCGACGGGACGCATTGGGTGTTCTGGGACGGAAAGCGAATTCTCGACCCGCTGGGAGAGCGTGATCACTACGAGTTCATCAATACGCACTACCTGCAGTACTACGAGCCGAGGGAGCTGAGCGTCGTCGACGAGTTCCCCAAGGATTGGCGCCTGTGCTTGTTCAAGGAGAAGTCGTGATCCCCTTCCTCTACGCACTCCTCCGCCGTCTCCTCTGCCGCACCTTCCGCCTCGAACTGCGTGAGGACGTTCCCACCGTCGCCGACTATCAGGCCGTCGTCGAGAACCGCGATCTGTGGCGGCAGCAGGCGATCATCTACGCGAACCGCCTCGCGAAGACCGTTCGCCAGCAGGTTCTCGGCGGGCAGGGGATGGTCCAGGGCGATCAGTGCCAATGCCCGTCATGCCGAATGATGCGTCAGGCCCAGCAGCCGTTTCGACGAATTGAGTTGCCGTTCGTGCGGAGACTCAGGGGTGAGGAGTCGCGGCGAGGGGAGATGCAGGTCAACACGTTTACGCGCTCAGGTGAAATCAATGCCAGCAGTTCAGTTCCGAGTACTTGAATCCTTTCCCGGCAAGAAGCCGACTCCCGTACGAAGCAAGTTCAAGAAGTCGTACGGCGAAACGATGCGGGACCTCGACAAAGAGCTTCGCATGATCGGGGCGTCTAACGTCGTGATTTCCCTCGACTGCGATTCCCGGGAGATTCGAAACGATGGGATGCCCAGGTCCGACTGCCGGCCGCGGTCTCCGGCGGTAGTCCTATCATTTGAGTCGCGAAAGACAGGTGCGATGCAGATGCCCTGCGCGACCTACCACGACTGGCAGGACAACGTGCGGGCGATTGCGATGTCGCTCGAAGCCCTCCGCGCGGTCGACCGCTACGGGGTCACTCAGAAGGCTGAGCAATACAAGGGCTGGAGCAAGATCGCCGGGCCTGATGCCGCTCAGACCAAAGAGTCATCGGCCAAACTCATTTCACAGTTCAGCGGGTTTGCTGACGCGGACATTGTGCGGTCCGCGGAGATCTATCGATCGGCGGTGAAGGCCGCCATGGTCACCACTCACCCAGACCGAAACGGGGGTGCTGAGGGATCATTCAAAGCCGTCCAGGCCGCACGGGAGATTCTCGACAAACATCACGGCATTTGACCACGTTCCGCGAATTCGCGACGGGATAGAACTGCAACGGCATGGACGACTTGCAGACGGGAACTGTCACCCTCTCTCGCTGGCTCTCCTACTTCACTGTAGAGGGAGCCTGTCTTGAGTTACGCGCCCTGCGATTGAAGTCGGACTCCCGGCGCCCGGTGAACTGGGCCGGGTACTTCGACAACGCAAAGGATGCCGCGGTCGCCGTCGCCAACGGGAATCACAAGAACTTTGAGGGCACATACATCACCCTCAATCCGCTGGTCTACGATGTGATCGACCGGCGGCGGAATCGCTTCGAGTACTGCGATGAGAAGTACGTTGGCGCCTCGAAGTCCGACGTGGTGTGCCGGCGATGGCTGTACGTCGACATCGACGCGACTCGCCCGGTTGGAGTATCCGCGAATCAGGCTGAGCTGCAGTCGGCGATCAACCTGGGAATGAAGATCAAGGCCGATCTCGACGCCCGCGGCCTGCGCGTCTCATTCGTCAACAACAGCGGCAACGGCATTCACCTGCTGGTCCGCATTGACCTGCCGGCCGACGATGGGGGCCTTGTCCGGAACTGCCTGCGGGCGCTCGACGCGAAGTACTCGAATGCCGTGGCCAAGGTCGACACGTCGGTTCACGACGCGCCGCGGATCATCAAGGCCCCGGGGTCGATGGTTCGGAAAGGCGACCACAGCGAGCAGCGGCCGCATCGATTTTCGAGGATGATCGAGCAGACGCTCATCGCCAATTGGAACGTGGCGGTCGACAACGCGGCTCTCGAGGCCCTCGCGCGAGAGGCACCGCCGGAGAAGTCCGCGACAGTGCCGGTGGGCTCGCCGCCTGGATCATCCAGCGGGGCGGCACTCAAGGCCGAAGCGAACGACGCCCAGGTCCGCGGATACATCCTCAAAGTGCCCCGAGCGGTTTCCGGACAGAAGGGACACGCTGCGACCTACCATGCCGCCTGCGTTCTCGTGCAGGGGTTCAATCTCACACCCGAGCAGGCGGCGCCATACTTCATCGAATGGAACGATGGGTGCTCCCCGCCATGGGACGAATATGAACTGACCCGGAAGCTGCACGAGGCGGATCGGGCTTCCGGGAGCCGCGGGCATCTGATCAACAGCGGCCTGAAGCATCAGGCGACCATCTACGCAGATCTGGAGCTCGACGCCGATCTCGCCGACTGGGACGCGACGACGGGGCATTCCAGCCCGGCGCCGGGCCCAGCCAACACCCCGCCTGGATCATCCCCACCGCCGGCCGCCGGTCCAGGAATCCCGGTCAGCCGCGAGGAAGACGATCCCACCGCGATCGCCGACCAGATCGCCCAGCAACACTCCCTCACGCGCCCGGGCGGCAGTGAGACATACCGCACTCTCATACGCTGGGCCGGGCTGTGGTACCGCTGGGATCACACGTCGTACGTTCCGGTGAGCGATGAAGACTTCTCGTCGATGACCTGGAAGTCGATCGAGACTCTGCTCGTCTCAAACTACCAGCGGCGTGCGCGGAATCCCGCCCCGAACACTCCGCCGCCCAAGGTCAAGAAGATCAATACGAATCTCGTGGCCGCTGTCGTCGGGTCGATGAAGGCCAACTACCGAATGCAGGGCGGGCCGATCGTTCCACGCTGGCTCAATCCCGATCTGACTACGGCTTCGGCGGACAAGTACCCGGACGCGAAGCAGTGCATCGCCCTCAACAACGGGATTCTGCACGTGGCGTTTCCGCCGGTCCTGCTGCCGAAGACACCGGCCTTCTTCACGCTCTCCTCGACGTCGTGCAACTTCGATCCGCTGGCCCGCTGCCCGAACTGGCTGAAGTTCATCGACGAGGTGTTCGGCGAGGACGACGAGGCGAAGGAGTGCTTGCAGCAGTACATGGGCCTGCTGCTCATCACCGACATGAGCTACCAGAAGCTGTTGTTTCTGGTCGGGAAGAGCCGCGCGGGCAAGGGCACCATCATCCGCGTGATGCACAAGCTCTACGGCGAAAAGAACGTCTGCACGCCGTCGTTCGACGATCTCGCCGGCCGCTTCGGACTGCAGGCCCTCGTGGGCAAGACGGTCGCCCTGATGGGGGACGTCAAGGTCGGCAACCGGGCCGACGTCGAGGCCGGTATCGAAAAGCTCGTGTCAATCTCCGGCGGCGACGCCCGCGACATCGACCGCAAGGGTGTCGAGATTCTCGCGGGGTACCGTCTCAGCGTCCGGTTCGTGATGGCCTGCAACGAGCTGCCCAGGTTCAATGATCCGTCGGGCGTCATTGCGGGGCGCTCGATCGTGCTGAACTTCGAGCAGAACTTCTACGGCCGTGAGGATCGCGACCTGGACGACAAGCTCGAGGCTGAGCTGCCCGGGATCCTGAACTGGGCAATCGAGGGCCTGGCCAATCTCCGGGCCAAGGGATCGATCACGCAGCCCCAGTCCGGCCGGGAAATCCTGCTCGACTTCCGCGAGTTGGTCGCGCCGATCATGTCGTTCATCAACGATGAATGCGTCCGGGACAAGGCCGTGGTTTCGGACATCGACGCCCTCTTCCACGTCTACAAAAAATGGTGCGAGGCCAACGGTTACAAGCCCTTCGCAAAGAATGCGTTCGGCCGCGCCCTGATCTCAGCCTCGCAGTCGGACGGCGATCTCGCGATCAGGTGCATCCGCCAAACAGTCGGCGGGAAGAAGGTCCGCCGGTACGCCCATATCGGCCTGCGACCGTACGAGACGACCGCGGACGGGAAGACGGAACTGCAGCAGCAGGACTTGGATTTCTAGGGTGAACACGCCCCTCAGTTTTCACCTCGAATCCGTTTGACACGTGATCGTGTGTTCACTATGCTGAAACATGAACAATCACGAATGAATCATCCGGCCTGGATGGCGATGCGCGGGAAGTGGCGCGTCATCCAACAAGACGTTGCGGGCCATGCAGAAGAAACACTACACCGACTGGCGAACGCTTCCCTGCTGGCATCACATTGCCGAGCGCCGAGAACATCGCGGCGCGTTCTTTGCACGGCGAATGGGCTGAACGTCAGCGAGCAATTTTCTTCTTTGAGTCGGTCTCGTTTTCTTGCGCGACCACGGCCCGGTCGAGCTGCAGACGAATCCAGTCCGTCAACTTTCTGTGATCGGCCTTCGCCGCATGTTCCCATGCGCGGCGCTGTCCGGCCGTAGCCCGCAATCCGATGTATTCGTCCATAGTCATGCCCCGCAATGTTTGTGAACGCAGAGTACTTCACAACACAGTTGACAAACATGCGGTGCGATTGTTAAACAACCGACACGACGGATTGTGGCGTTGGGTTGGACGCCTTAACAGTCAGATTTGCTGGAGTATTCTCCAGTTCTTCTACCTTGTCGCTTGGCTCAACCCAGCCAGGCGGCAAGGTTTTTTTTCGCGCTGAGAGCGAGGATCACGGAAGCAGGGTCCCGTGCTGCGGGGCATGGGCGCAAAAAGATGGCCTGACGACGCGTGCAAGGCGCCTCAGGCCGGGGCAACTTCTCGAGGAAGAAGCGATGCCAGTAGACGGCGACGATGACATTCTGTCAAGAGGTTTTGAAAAAGCGTCAGGGAAAACCCTACATCCCGTGTCAGTGGGGCAGGTTTATCCACTCGGCCTGTTCTGCTCGGCGATCGGCGTCAAGCGGGACACCGTTTACGGCTGGATCAATGAGGGTTTGCGGGTGATGCAGCGGAAGTCGAAGCAGCGCTACATCGCTGTCGACGAGTGGATCCGGTTCATGCAACGGGACTGGGGAACGGATAATCCAGGCGGTGGCGGATCACCTGTTCCGGCTACGCCCAAGGCCCCCAAGAACCCGGCCAAACCCGCTGGCAGGTCCAAGCCCAGGAGCACGTGACCGATGCCGAAGCCACGCCGACCCAAGGGTACCGGGAACCTCTATCGCCGCGGTCCGAATCACTGGACTGCATCGATCGAGTTGCCCAAGGATCCGAAAACGGGTCGGCGCAGGCGTCGGTTTGTCAGCGGCAGTACGGCCGCCGACGTCGCGCGAAAGGTCGCGATGCTCAGGGCCCTGTCGCCATCGGCCCTCGAGACCGACGGCAAGATGCGGGTCGACGAGTTCTTTAAGCAGTACCTCGAAACTCGGAAGCGGTCGGTCGCCCACGGAACCTGGAAGTCGGACGACGACAAATCCCGCCGCTGGATCATCCCTGAAATTGGGGCGGTCCGGCTCCGGGAACTTCGGCCGATGCACGTGCAGCACGTCCTCGCGCGGATGGAGTCGCACAAGGACGCCCGCGGAAAGGCGCCGGCGCCTCGATCGGTGCAGATGGTCTATCAGGTGATGCACAAGGCCTTCGAGTCGGCCAAGGCCCTGAAGGAGATTTTCGAGAACCCCTGTGACCACGTGCCGCGCCCGAAGATCGAGCCGCACGAATTCACGCCGCTGAACAAGGCTCAGTTCGACACGCTCGTGGCCGGGATGGTCGGTCACTGGTTCGAGCCGCTCTTCACGGTGGCGATGAACACAGGGGCCAGGTCCGGGGAACTGTTCGGTCTCCTTTGGTCGGACGTCGACTTCGCGGCATCATCGATCACCGTGACGGCCACGCTCGCTGAGAACGAAGAGGGTGAGCTCGAGCGGAAGGCGCCGAAGACCAAATCCAGTCGGCGAAAGATCATCCTCACGCCGGCGGGAATGGACGCCCTGAACCGTCTGAGGATCCGCGGGTTGGCCAAAGGCTGGGTCACACCCGACGGCTACGTCTTCCGTTCAAAGACCGGGCGGCCGCTCTTGCGCAGCAGCGTGCGGGAGTCGCTCAATCGGCTGTTGGAGAAGCTGAAACTACCGAAGGTCCGGTTCCACGATCTCAGACACACCCACGCGACGCTGGCGCTGCAGGCCGACGTCAACTCGAAAGTCCTGCAGCATCGCCTGGGGCACAACTCGATCAAGACTACGCTCGACGTCTACGGCCACGTCATGCCAGACATGCAGGTGGAGGCGGCCGAGAAACTGCGGAAGTACATGGGCGGGTGATCGCCCCGCTGGATCATCCTTAAGGGGATAAGTCTTAAGAGCCTTGGTAGAGCACGGTTGATCGGCGAAAATCCACCGGCAGTAGACTTTTGGAGGGTGATGCGATGGCTGAGAGCGCAAAGGTGACGGCGTATTTGCAGGACTCGGCTCGACAGAAGTTGAGCGATGAACTGGACGAAGAGGATCGGGAGAACGCCGACTTCCAAGGCGCCTACGACATCTTGGTGAAAGGGGCTCGCGACCTCATCACGCCCGCGTCCGCTGACCGTGGGGGCGAGGCTGAGCAGGCGGCCAGTGATGGCGAGAAGCTGAGGCAGGCAATTGCCACCTTGGACAACGAAGAATCGGCCCACAGCCAAACGCTTCGGGAGCGGGACCGCGCCCAAGAAATCCTCGACCGGATGACATCAATCATTCTGGACGAGCAAATCGACTGGGCCAATCACGAAGCCAAATGGTCCGAGGCGGTCAACGTGCTGCTACAGAGACAGCCAGTCCATCCCGCCCCCGCCGCTCCTGCGGAGGCTGTTCAGGCTCGGCCACAGGAGGACATCGTCGAGGACTTTTATCGTGGCCGGGGCAACGGCACCGAGACGGAAGTCTGTCCAGCCCCCCTGAACCTCGCCGCCGCGACGCTGATCGCGGGCAAGACGAGGGCGGAACTCAAGAGTGGTGTAATCGCCACGTTTTTCAGGCAGGACACGTCGCTCCGATGGCAGTACGCGTTTCAGGCTAATGGAATGACGTACTGGTCTGGGCCGGATGGAAAGTGTTGCTGCGGAGACGAGTCGCACGACATCCTCGCCCTGCTGCCCGACGCTGAGCAGGACAACCAGAGTGAACCGGTTTGTCGTGGCTGTGGCCGGGTGTTGGACATGAAAGCCAACCTCTGCGACGGCTGCCCCTGCAACTCACCGAAGGGCATCAATCACGGACTGGTTCCGAAGCGGCTTTGCACCTGCCCGGAATGCGACCCGGAACAGACGGGGGCACCGAGGCCGGTGATTCGACCAGCCGTTCCGAGAGAACCGCACAATTCTGCGGACCTGCTGGATTTGGCGTGGATGGTCATTCGCGAGACGGATGCGATGGAGCTTGACCAGCACATTCACGAGATGTCCGTTGGTGCGGCCGGTGCGGCCCGGTCACTGGCGGCGAAGGTGATTTGCGATGCTGAGGAACCCCGGCAGGCGGGCGGGCCGATGCTGAGCGAGCCGATGACGGCGGTTGCCCGGAACATGGGCGACGCTGATAAGGCCGCAGAGGCCGGTGCCGATCAGTCGCGAATGGGTTGCGTCCATCGCCCGCCCGGTGGGAAACGGAAAGTACGTCATCGACCGGGTGTCGAGTGATTGGTACATCGAGTTTCAATGCGACGAGGAAGGTATCGGGATGCTGCTACGCGACCCCGAGATTCCAGACACAGGGCGAATCTGGATTCGGGCGGACCTTGCGGGATACTCACAGGCCGACGTGTTGCGACTGATTGAATCACTGATGGTGTTTGAACGTAAGCCTGACAAGGCCGCATCCGAGTTGTCCGCGGTCGAGCAGCGGCTTGCCGGGTCGCACGAACTATCCGTTGGCAAACCTGTTCGCGAACTGTGAAAATCATCGTCTGCACTTGCATGCGTAGCACATGAAAGTTGGTTCGCAGTCGTTGCCGTAAGTCCTTAATCGACGTGGCGAAGTGTCAAAAAACCGTCCGTTTTTGATCTCTTTTTAAGTCCTGTGCGTCTGCCGGTTTCGCCACTCGGCCAAGTTGTTGTGGCTGCTTAAGTTGTGGAGTAATTCGCGGTGTCCATCACGTGTCCGTCGCACTAAAAACGAACTATCTGTTGCCAATCATGGTCTGACAGGAGCGAGTTTTACCTTGGAAAACACCGTGTTTCGGCGAGAGCATTGGCGATTCTGTCCTGTACGTCAGTCTCGACGCGCCACGATACAGGCCTGCGAATCTGCTGGCGAGATGAGGTTTGGGGCCACCCGCCTGGATCATCCCCTGCGAACTATCGGGCAGCCTTCGGGCGCCGCGGAGGCTTTGGTTTCCGAGAGCGTTCGATGATGAAATTCACTGACTCTTCGAGTTGTCGCGTCGAGAGATTATCCAGGGCGGCGGCGCGGGCCCGGCGCTCCTCGGCATCGAGCTGAATCTGCACGTAGAGCAGCGAGCGCATAAGGTCGGATTTCGTCTCGGTCTTTACGTCCCGGTCGCGAATTATCGCCGCAACCAACCGCGCGAACTGAATTGGCCCGCCCAAGTACTCGATCGTCGCGCTCACCGCTTCGAAGCAGATCTTGGCGAACGGATCGTGATTGAAGCTGTTCGCGCTGGCCTCGTAGACGCGCCCGCGAATCTTCGAGTGAATCTCTTTCGAGATCGTGTCCGCAAAGGTCTGCTTCAGCCTTGCGAGCGGAGGCAGTTTGCGACTCACTGATCCAACTCCTTGCACCACCAATTGAAGGCGGCCTTGGTCGTGAATCGGCAACCGCCTACGCGAAACGTCGGGAGTTTGATCCAGGATCCGGACCGGGCCCGGCATCCCTGCGCGATCCACTTCGAGAACGTCGATCTCGACCGGCATCCGAGTTGATCGCAGTGCCGCGCGGCGATCCATTCGCTCCGCGGAATGCTGCTCAGGTCGAATGTGAACGTGTTCAGGGCCGCAGTCAGGGTTGACATCATTGCCTTCACGTGGCTTGGCCGCTCTCTCGCCACTGTACCAAAGCGTCCAATGTTGTCCACTTTCGGTGGACTGTGCATTGAGACCCGCCGGCGCTTCGCTCTAAGTTCGCCAAGAGATTCAGTTCAAGCCGCGCTCACTTGATCTCGATGGTGACCGATGCCTCTCGACGCCCAAGGTTCCGCTCAGTCCCCAGCACCTGCAGCCCCGGCTTCCGGCGGCGCGGGCAATGGCGGCAACGCGGGTGCGCCGGCCGCGACGAGAACGGTTCCGACGATCAACGAGTTCGCGGGTCAAGGGCAGACCGCCCCAGCTGGATCATCCAATTCAATTCCGAGTGCAGGTGCGGGAGCTCCGGCCGGGCAGCCTTCCGGGCAGGCTGCCGAAGCCGGTGGCCAGGTCGACGGCGCCGCTGGCGAGTTGCCCCCGGCCTCCGATCCGTGGCTCACAGAACTGCAGTCCCTCGGCTTCGAGGGTGTTGCCGATCCCGAGCAGGGTCGCACTCGACTCCTTGAGTCATACCGCCAGCTCCGCGAGCAGGCCGGACAAATCCCTCAACTCCAGCAGCAGATGCAGTTTCTGCAGATGCAGCTGGCGATGCAGCAGGGCCAGCTTCCGCAAGGGATGGTCCAGCCGGGGGCACAGCCCGCCGCGGCGCCGGAAGTTCGCCCCGTCCCGTACGGCCTTGATCAGTGGCCGACGGTCGACATGGCCCAGGTGAATCAGTTCCGGAAGGTCACCCGCGACGCCAACGGGGACGTCACATCGGAGACCTGGGATCCACAGACACCGCCGTCACTCATCTCGGCCGTAAACGAACTGCGGGCCAAGCGGGCGGCCTGGGAAGACGCTGTTCTCACGCGCCCCCACGAGGCTCTGCCGCAGCTCATCGCGCACTACGCACAGCCGATGATCGAACAGCAGGTCCAGCAGCGATTGCAGGCCGCGGAAGACGCGAGGCAGATGCAGGCACTGGTCCAGGAAAACTCCTGGATGCTGCGGACCGATCCCGTCACCGGCCGGCAGATGCGGGCCCCGGACGGCAACTTCGTTTACTCGGAATTCGGCGATCGAGTCTTCGACTACGCCGACTACCTGCAGTCGCAGGGGATTCAGAATTCACGGGTCGCCATGCAGATGGCGATCGACGTCGTGCGCGGGCAGCGACCGCAGGCAGCGCCTGCCGCACCGCAGCCGACCGCGGCCGAACGTGCCGCGGCACTCGAACAACAGCGGAGGGAGAACCAGCGCGCTGCCCTCCTCGGTGGAAGCAATGGGCCCGGAGCCGCCGCTCAGCCGGGCAACAGCCCCCTCTCTCGCGATCGGGGGAATTCGTTCGCGAGCCCTGACGGGATTCAAAACCGCAACCTCACTCCCGGCGAGCAGATGTTGCAACGGATGAAATCCGGCAACGCCGCCCTTAGCGGAGCAAACTGATGATCGACGGATACAACAACTACGCGGCGACCGCATGGGAGCGAACGGTCACGACGACTCTTCCGCAGCACCTGCGGGACGTCGAAAAAGCCGTGCTCCGAAACTACCAAATCGGAGCGTTGATCCAGTCGCAGGGCCGCGTGCTTTACAACCAGGCCGGTGAAGGCCTCGACTGGGAAGTCCAGTACAAGCTTCACAAGATGTCCGGCGATCTCGGCGAAGGTCCTCGCCAGATCCAGCGGACGCCGCAGTGGAAGAAAGCGAAGCTCGACTACCGTGGCTACAACGTCACGGACGCGATGAGCCGTCGCGAATTCCTGTCGAACCGCGGCGACGTCGCGATCGTCAAGATCTACGACGGGATGATCGACCGGCTCAAGGAGTCGCTCAGTCAACTCACCGGCCCGCAGTACTACGTCGACGGTTACGCCGTCGGCAACGAAACGAACTGGCACGGCCTGCTGTCGATGTTTGGCTACTCCGGTTCGGTCGACGTGACGGCCGGTGCAACGCTCAACACCCAGCGAGCGGCCAACGCCGCTGACCGTCTGGCGTGGGCAAACGGCGCGTACGCCGGCATCACTCAGTCGCTGGGCGCCTACACCGGATCCAATTCCGGTACGGACCAGTGGCCGAACGGTACGGCGGACGCCCAGTACGATTTCTGGACGCCGCTGATCGTCAACTACAACTCGACGGCGTTCACCCCGGCCACGCACACCTGGAACGTCCAGGGTGTGGAAGTGCTGCGGTACGCCCTCACGCACTCCAGCCGCAACGCCGGCCAGGACAAGCAGGTGACGAACGTCCTCATGTCTCGCGACATGTGGCTGCCGTTCCTTGCGGTCTACGAAGCCATCCAGCGCATCCCGGTCAGCCAGGACCTGCCGCTGCGAAACCTGGGCTTCAAGGACGTGATCATGTTCGACGGTCGCGAGGTCTCGTCCGAGATCGCGTGCCCGGTCGGAAACGCGTTCGGCATCAACCCGTCGAACATCGAGCTTCGGTGCATGACCGACCAGCTCTTTACGCCGGAAATGATGCCGTACAACCCGCTCACGCAGGAGTACCCGTTCATCGTGTCGCACCTCGGCAACCTGAAGATGCCGGCCCCGAGCCGCTCGTTCCGGTTGACGAACGTGACGGGCAACACCCCGTCGTAAGCGTCACGGCGTCGCGACCGTTCGTTTCCTGTCACCAAATCCGAAGTCGACCGGCAACTGCCGGAAACCATTGCGAGGAAGACCATGACCGAGACCCTTCCGTTCCCGCTGGGCACGTTCCTGGACGACACGGATTCCGCGGGCAACTACGTCCGCAATCAGTGGCAAGGCCGGGTGTTCAGCCTGCCGTCCGACACCGTGCCGGTTGCCGGTGCGTCCGCCTCTCGCCGATCCGGAATGAACTGGACGGTGATGTGCGTCCGCAACGTCTCGACGATTGCTCTCGTGCCTTCGCGGGTTGCGAAACTCAAGGCCACAACGGATGGCATCTCGACGTTGCACGAGGTCTCCGGCTACGCGAACGTCATTGCGACGCCGAACGTCGGGATCGTCGACGAGTTCCTGCCGGCGGCCGGGGTGCCCAACAAGGCCCTCTTCTGGCTGTTCATCGGCGGCCCGGTGTATGTCCGGACCCCGCCGCTGCAGGCGGACTTCAATAGCTCGATCGCGATCGACGGGCCACTCGTCAGTGCTGCGTCGGGCACCAGCCTGACCGACACCGACGGTGGACGCATTGCGAACCCGGGAACCCCGGGCAGCGCGACCGCTGCTATGCAGTTCGCTGACGCGATCTTCGCGCGAGCGATGGAAGCCAAGGTCGACACGGCGGTCAACACGCTCGTCCTCGTGAACCTGCTGCCGAAGATCGCGGCCTAAAAGGACTTGACGTCGAGAGCCTCACTCATCGGCGATTTGAATAGAGGCGGCGGTCGACTCGGCCGCCGCCTTTTTGCGTGATAGGACGATGCCGAAACTGCCGAACAGACCGAACAATCCCCTGGAAGGGTTCGAACTGGGCCCTGAACCGGAGGAGGTTCCTGTTGTGGCCCCGGTCGAGACGGTGATCGAGCCGGTGGGAATGCAGGAACAGCGGGCAACTCAGGCGGCGGCAGCAAAGGCGGCTGAGGATATTCCAGCCGGGGCTGAGTCGGATGACATCGAGTTCGACACGAGCCCCCCGCCTGGATCATCCCCCAAGACAAAGACCTGCGTTCTGTGCCGGCGGCAGAAGCCGCTGATCTCTCCCGTGTTCACCCGGGACCCGGAGTCACCGGACGGCTTTGACGACCTGTGTGCCGCCTGCATCAACGAGGCTCACCAGGAAGCGAAGCAGGCGGCATCCATCGGCATCGCGGCGGCCGTCGACGAATCGATCAGCGGCTCGCTCGCACTGGCCATTCGGGACATCGTTCCCGGGGAGAGCGAAGACTACAACCCGCACATTTCGACGACGTTCGAAGAGATCATGCGGTCGCTGGGCGGCAATCGCCGGTTCGCTCAGATGTTCGTCGCCAATCTTCTCGCCACTCCCCTGGGCAGCAAAGAGCGCCGGGGAATGCTGGGCGACGTGATGAAACTCGGCGTGAAAGTGACCGAGGAAGGCCGGGCGAAAACGCTGGATCAGGTTTCGACCGAGGACCTGCGCGAGCAGGCGACTGTGCTGCTGAAGGAACTGCGGAACAGGAGTGCCGCACAACAGGTTGTTGCGCAGGTGACCGCCCCCGGTGGATCATCCGTGCAGCCTCCGTTGATTGTTCAGGCGAATCATCGTGAGTCCATCCTTGCAGACATCTGAAGACCCGATCGAAGCGCTTCGCCGGGAACTTGCAATCCCCGAAGCTCGAGTTCGTCGCGGTCTGTCGATTGCTGCCGAACTGCGAAAGCGGGAACGGGAGGCGCTCGCGTTGTACGAGCCGCTCGACTGGCAGCGGCCGTTCCACCTGTGTCGGGCGCCGGAGCGGATTCTCCAGGCTCCGAACCAATACGGCAAAACACTGGCGGCCGCCGTTGAAGTGTGCCGCGCGATCACGGGCCAAGACCCACACCGGAAGTACCCCCTGCACGATGGCGTCGCGTTCATCGTCACCTATGACGAGAAGCTGATTGGCAAGAACCTGCACCGGTACTTCTTCGAGCCGGGTGCATTCCGGGTGATCTGGGACCACAAGCTCGACAAATGGCGGGCGTGGCGTCCATGGGAACCGGAGGACAAGGCGCGCGAGGAAGAGACCAAGAAGGCCCCGCCGCTTCTCCCCGCTCGATTCGTCAACTACGAGACTGACGTCACGTGGGGCAGTAAGGCCGATAAGGTCTTCACCCGCATTCACGTTCCGTCGACCGGCTGGGAGTGCTACGTGTTCTCGTCGAGAGCGGTTCCGACCGCCGGCTTCCAGGCTGACCTGTGTTGGTTCGACGAAGACATCGAGGACGCGCAGTGGTATGGCGAGTCGGTCATGCGGCTGGAAATCCGCAAGGGCCTGTTCGTCTGGTCTGCGCTTCCGCAGGAGTCGAACAACGAACTGGTGTCGTGCATCGATCGAGCGGAAGAGCAGGCCGGCACTGAGAAGCCGACGACGGTGCTCTACCGGCCCGACACGGATAACCCCTACTTCGACAAGGACAACCGCAAGCACACGGCGATCCGCCTGAAAGGCAGCAGCGAAGACGTCTATCGAATGCGATTCCTGGGCGAACGCAGTTCGGATACCTGGAAGATGTATCCCACGTTCGACCCCAAGTACACGCACGACGCGATCCGCGACAGCGAGCCCCGAAGCGAAGCCCAGCACATTCTGACGGAGTGCAACGGCACGCCGCCGAACGACTGGACGCGGTACATGATTGTGGACCCCGGCCACTCCGTTTGTGCGGTAGGATTCTTCGCCGTTCCACCGCCACAGGTCGGTGACACTTACGTCCTTTACGACGAGCTTTACATCAAGAATTGTTCCGCGGCGATGTTGGCTCAGAAGGTGGCCAGCAAGACCATGCAGTGGAACTTCGAGGCGTTCATCATCGACGCCCACGGTGCCAGGCTCACCGACTTCGGATCGGGCCTCACGCCGCGCGAGCAGTACGAAGCGGAGTTCCAGAAGCTCAAGATTCAGAGCAACCAGACAGGCTGCGGCTTCATCGACGGTTGCGACAACATCGACGGACGCGTTGACAAGCTCCGGGCTGACCTGAGTATCCGGCCGGACGGAAGCACTCGTTTCCTTGTGGTCGCCAAGATCGCCGAGTGGTTCTGTATCGAGATGCGTCGCTTCAAGAAGAAGGAAGACCCGAAGACCGGTATGCCGATCGACGAGGGCAACCGTCGGACGGCAACGCACATGATCGAGTGCGCAGAGTACGGGGCCGCACATGGGCTGCCGTATGTCCAGCCAAAAGCCTACAGTGGGAAGACTTGGGCCCAGATTCGGTTCGAGCAGATCAAAGCGTCGAGGAAACGATCTGCTCTCGGGTCTGGGCAGTACCAGTCCGGCATTATCCTCGGCGCTCAAGGAGTCGTTTCATGAACCAGCAGCAACAGCAGGACCTGTTCAACAAGCCGTTCACGCCACCCGCTCTCATGAACGGCCAGCCCGTGATGTGGTGGCCGCGTGGCGTTCGCGGGACGGGGAACATGGTGATTGGATTCGCCCAGAAGGCGAACACCAACGCGGATGGCGGCGTCGTCAGCCGTGGCGCCACGATCTATCTGATCACCGGCCGCCTCGTGGACGCCTGCCCGCACTGCGACGATCCCCGGATCCAGCTGAACGCAGATCAGCGGGAGAACGGCGGATGGGAATACACCGAGTATCACCGGTGGTTCCTGGGAACCACCGCCAAGATGGAGGAGTGCAACCGTCAATTCAGCGGGATGCTCCAGGCGCGGCGTGGCAACCAGCCGAAGCCCAAGGAGGATAGTCCAGCGGGGGCAAACTCTGAGGCAAACGCCGCGGCTGGATCGACGTCGGCGGCGTAGGTCGCCTGAAGCCCGGTTTTTATTTAACCTGAAGTCCACCCCGAGTGGAGAGTTGTCGTGACGGAATACCCGCTTCGATCTCAATGCGAGAACTGGATCTCGAAGATCGAGGCGGGTTTGCGTTCCAAGGACCTCAAATTCCAGACGTATGCCGACGAAGCGTACGGGTTTTTCAACGGCCCGGCCGACTTCATGTGGCAACAGCTCTCGAAGCAGAAGCTGAACGGGCCCCTGGGTGACTCTCTCGAAGCGGTCATTCCCGACTTCAAGATCACGATCAACCGCATCTTTGAAGCGGTCGCCCTGTTCGGACCGTCGCTGGTCCACCGGTACCCCAAGGTTGAAGTCACCGCGTCGACGCCCCGGATCATCGATTCCGCCCCACCGGTCGACGAGTTCGGCCAGCCAGTGCTGGATCAGATGGGGAACCCGGTCCCAAATCCTCGCGTTGCTGCCGCCCAGCAGCGGAAGATCTGCGCGGAGTTCAAACAGGACTATCTGAACTGGCTGCAGGTTGAGGGAAAAAAGAAGAAGGAAGCACGCAAGGCGATCACCGAAGCCATCGTGAAGGGCATGGGTCTCCTGTGGACGGAAATGTACCGCCCGCCTGGATCATCCATCCAATACCCGCGATCGATGTTCCTGAGCGTCGACGATTTCGTTGTCGATCCGGACGCCCGCTACGAAGAGTCGATCCAGTGGATTGCCGTTCGGCGACGCGAGGACAAGCACGTCGTCGCTGAGCGGTTCGGATTGGACGTTGCCTCTCTTAAGGGGCATTTCCAGTCGATGAATTCCCAGACCACCGAGCAGGCAAGGCAGGAGGCGAAACAGAAT